TAAGAGGGAATAAAAGGTTATTCTTACTGTCGGAGAGGCATAGAATTGACCAAATCCAACAAAAAACTCCCCGTTTTGGCCAAAATTTCGGGTAAAATGTCGCACCGTCCACACTTTCTGTCCAAAAGTTCACCATGCCAAAATTGTTGCCACCGCTACCAAAGCAAAAAGGCTGCCTTGTGCTCCTTGGTCCAGCCCCCGTCAAGGGCTCAAACTCGCAAGTTCTGCTCCAATGCCTCCGAGTTGGCTACAACTTGGTCATGAAGCGAGCGAGCTACCGAAACCACAAGGGCGAAACTTGCCCCTTGTGCCGCCTCTCGCACAACAGAAGCCCGCAACCCCTGCGGCCCCTTAATCAAGAGGCCCAGACCCTAACCACCAGGAGGACCAGCTAATGGGACGCCCACCCATCCCCCTTGCACCGCGCTACGGCTGCCTTGAAGTCGTCCAGCGCCTGCCGAAGACCGACAAGCACTCACCGGCGACGGCACTCGTCCGCTGCACCGCCTGCGGCGCAAACCACACCTACCAAGTGCAGAACTTGCGCCTCTTCAAAGGCAACTACTGCCGCGCTTGCCCCGACAACATCCGTGTCGCCACCATCCCCAAGAGCGCCGGCCCCATCCCCACTTGGTTCGTCGTCATGAACGACTACGTGAGGACTGTCCACGCGGCAGACCCTTGGCTCTACCTCCAGCCCGACGAAGCCGCCATCGCCCGCCTCTACCGTGGCAGCAACGGCAAGGGGACGTTCGTCCATACCGCGACGGTCACGCCTGAGAATCACCTCCCCTTGCGCAATCCCGCATTCCGGGTGCCTCGTGACATCTACGAGGCCGTCTTCAAGGAACATGACCCCTACGTCTTCAGTCAGGCATTCCCCACCCTTGAGGCTGCCCTCCAGACTTGGATTACCAGCAACCCCGCCCCGCCCTCTTGGAGTTGCAGCCCCTTGAACCGGCACGAAGTGTGGCTCTACCCCGATCCGCACCCCCAGCCGCTTCCGCAGAACCCGCAACCCCTGGACCCGTATGGGGCATAACCACACGAAAGGAACCCTAAATGCTGCGATTTACCTTGAACTCCGGCGAAACCGTCGATGCTGCCTGCCCCGCCCTTGAGCAGGCGCTCGCAGCCACAACCAAGACCGTTACCTCCGTCGCCATCCTCCCTCCGAAGCCCGACGAACTTGCCACCCTAATCGGCAAGCGAGTCGCAGTCGTCACCTTCACCGATCCGACGCTCGTCAAGGGCACTCTGCTTGAGGTGACGCCAAAGTACCTGATCCTCGTCCACCCTGTCACCATCTTGCACAGAGGCGCTGTGCATCTTGTCGGGGAGTTGTAACGACATGACCCACCCCTACCTACTCAACCCCTCACACCTTGAGGGCAAGACTCTGCAGCAGATCGACCAGTACGACGCCCACACCTTGGTCTTCACCGCCACGACAGGCGAGCGATTCGCCTTGTTCCACGAGCAAGACTGCTGCGAATCCGTCTATCTGGCCGACGTGACAGGAGACTTCAGCGACTTGCTGGGACGCCCCCTGACACTTGTTCAGGTCTCGTCGAGCAAGCGCCCGTACAGCGGGAGAAAGGAGAACCGCGAATCCAGCACCTGGACCTTCTACAAGTTCGCCACCCTCGCAGGTTACGTAGACTTGCGATGGGTAGGCGAGAGTAACGGTTACTACAGCGAGGAGGTAAGCTTCGCCCGCATTCCAGAGGGCTTCGGCCCCGGCGCAACGGACCACGAAGCCGAGGTCTTCGAGAACACTCCAGGAGTGGAGACCCTTGCAGGAGTGCTTGCATACCCGGAAAACTACACGATCACGACATGGCGACAGACATGACGCCCAACCCCACCATCGCGCAAGCCAAAGACCTCAAGCACCAACTTGAACAAGCCATCGAAAAGCTGCTCAACGATTACACAAAGGCAACAGGATTGCAAATCGAAAGCGTGCGCATCACACCGGTACAGCGCCTCTCCCAATTACCAACCGTGCACGTCTACCTGGACGTGCAGCTCTAACTTTCCCCCTCCACCAACCCCGAAAGGAAGTCACTATGTTCAAGCATCTCATCGGACCTTGGCTGAATCTGTGACCTACTTCGGCTACTGGCACCACAGAGGAGCAACCAGCTTGTACGGTGGTGCCTTACCGGCAAGCATCGTCCAGTCGAGGGCAGCCTCGGAACACGGCGCGAGACCCGGCTCCACCAGCTTTGCCTCTAGAAAAGTCACAGTTTTCCGACGCCATTACTCAACCTTGATGAAATGACCTACTTCGGCTACTGTCATAGCCAGGCACCAGTCGGCACAGTGCACGGAGTTAACTTGCCAGTGACTTACAGCAGCGGAAAGGTTGCGTCAAAATTTGGCGCACAGCTAAGAAGAACCTGGTTCGGCACCACCTCTGTCTCCGCCCTCCATCGCTCTTTCGGATCATCTTACGTATGATTCCCAGCCACTACCGGAAGCCTAACGGCTACTCCGTACCAAAAACTGGTTCACCGGCTGCAGCACCCTTGGCGCTCCGCCATGCTGCCAAACTGGCGCACAGCTTGCGGCTATACGTACTCCTCAGATTGCGGCAAGGGCCTCCCGGCCATTTCTTTTTCCACCACCTGAAAGGCAACCATGCTCAACTACCAAGAAGTCGTCTCCCTGATCGGCGCCGTAGGCGCCTCCACCACCGTCCTCGTGCAAGGCGAGAAGGGCATCGGCAAATCCAGCACCATCCACTCGATTCAAGCCGAGCACTTCCCCGATCACCACAAGATCGTCGTCGATTGCACTACGCTCTCCGAGGGCGACCTCGGCTTGCCTTGGAAGGTCACCATCAACGACAAAGATGTCACCAGCATCGTCCCTACTGAGATGCTGGGCTTGCACTTGGAGCAGCCGTCCGTCATCTGCCTCGACGAACTCACCAAGTGCAGCTCGCAATCGGTGATGAACAGCCTGCTTCCCATCATCACCGAGCGGCGCTTCGGCACGCACAAGTTGCACCCCGAGACTGTCGTTTACGGCACTGGCAACTTGGTGACTGAGCTGCTGCACGACACGCTGCCCGAGCACGTCCTGAACCGCATCATGCTGGTCCAGCAGCGCAAGCCCAAGCTTGTTGACGAGCAGGGTAACCCGACTGAGTGGCTTGCGGATTACGCCATCCCTCGCGGCATCGCCCCCTCCATGCTCGTTTTCTGCCGCGAGTTCCCGCAAATCTTCGCCGACTACACGCCGGAGACGCAGAACAACCCGTACATCTGCAAGCCCGGAAAGATGCAGGACCAGTTCGTGACGCCGCGCAGCTTCACGAACTTCTGCTTCAACTTGTTGCCCAAGCGCAAGTACATAACCGACAAGGTGTTCTACGAGGCGATGGTCGGCTTGGTCGGCAAGGCGGCGGCGACGCAAATCAACGTCTTCCTCAAAACCGAGGCCGATCTGCCTGCAACTGCGACCATCGTCGCCGATCCTGCGGGAACTCCGCTGCCCAAGAGCCCGGTGCAGCAGCTCATGCTGATCTACCGCTTGGCTTACGGCGCAGGTCCGCAGCTCATCGACGCCACCATCCACTACGTCAAGCGCTTCAATGGTGAGATGCAGGCGCTGTTCACCCACATCGTGACCAGCACTCCGGGCCTGCTGTGTCTGATGCCCAAGGTCCGCACTGCGGGCATGATCCGTGACGCGGCTTCGTTGCGTCAGGCTTGATGGAGAGGGGCTTCGGCCCCTACCATGCTTTTCTCAGGTAATGCACTTGCTGTGGCACCTCGAAGTGAGTACAGAACAAGGGTAAGCTCGGTTACCCGCATTGGCGTCTACACTCTTTACGTCGCTTTGCTGGGCGAAAGTACCAGAATTCCCCGCTTCTCTGTTTACGGAGTCAAGGCTTCTAAGATTAGTAAGCGCTGACCTGCTTTTCAGGTAGCGGCTCGCCCAGCTGCAGCTATCCGTATGGTCATATCTCCATTTATGGGCCGCGGGTAATGCGCTCCAAAATCAGCAGCATTGCCATGATCTTTCCAGCCAGAGTCCTTGTTGCAGCAGTTAGGAGCTGGTATGCAGTAAGTGCAGGCTCAGTTACCGAGGTTAGAGGTTATATCCTCTACCTTGGCACGATAGGAAAGCTTAGCCGAATTAGAACTGCATACCCCCCTACGGGCCGCAAGTGATGCGTTCCAAAATGAGTAGGTACTGACATGCTTCTCCCAACCAAAGTCCTTGTTGCAGCAGCTAGGAGCTGGTATGCATCAAAGGCAGGTTCAGCTACGGCTGCTAAAGGCGGCAGCCGCTACTCCGGCTTGGTAGGGGAGCTTAGCCAGATTCGGATTGCCACCATTTATGGGTCTCGGGCGATGCGCTCCAAGATTAACAGGCTCTAACATGCTATTTTTCAGGTGATACGCTGTTTGTGGCTCCTCAGGGGAGGTGCGGGATGTTTGGAAGTTCCGCAGTTTGCCCCGGCCCCGTCTTCACCACACGCTAGTAAAGCGGAACTCGCCCATATTTCTCAAAAATCGCAAGGGGCAGGTGATGGTCCTGACTTTTCAAATTGTTGCACATTTCCCGTTCCGAACTGTAGTACAGTTCTCGATGTTACATCGAAGGCTTGTGGCTAGCCGCGTCAGTAATTCCCCCTCTGTTCTTTTGTGGCTATCGTCGCACTCGTTTTGGAGATTAGTATGCCGCTCTTTTTCCTCTACCTCAGCATCTCTCTTATCCTTGCTGCCTTTGTTGCTCTATCGCTTTTTGACGTGAGCGACAGAGTAACAAATGTGGTTGTGCGTTTCGCATTTGGCTGGGTGATGGCTCTGTGGGTATCACTTGGGGTTATGCTGGCAAGGTTTTGACTCATGCCCCACCTCATCGCACCTTGGTACTTCGTTCGCTGCTCCTCTTACGGGCGGCTGTGTGCTTCTGCGTTAGGCAAGGTAATGCTCCCCGACCATATTGAAGTAAATAGTAGCTGCACCGCTAGCGACTATTGCATAGACGTAACAATTTACCGATGATCCTAATCGCTGGGTGGCTAGACGCCACAACAACAAAATTTGGCTCGCACTGGGCGTCGTCAGACCTTGCCTACTACTACCCAGGTAGAGGACACAAGGACAAAACCTCTTACGGTGAAACCGGACACAAAGTATGCTTCTCTCGCCTCCTGTTTGGCGCATAGCCACCCCCTCCCTAGTGGGAGGGGTTTACGTATCAAACCTCGGGCCGCACTTCACTCAGAGTGGCGGCAATGAGACGCGACTTCAACCGTGCCATTGGCTCGCCACTACCGCATATTGACGCATTCTTTCCGAATCGCCATATTGGCCCCCAAGGTCGATGTTGGGGGGAGTGGATTTAGCTCTATAGTGGGTGGGCGACCGCTTGCATTTTCTGGCGGTAGGGAAACGTTCCTCTTCTCACCAGGCTACCTACCTCACCTCTCTAAATGCTAGCAATGCTGTTTTCTTACTCTATCTGGGCTGTGTGTCGATCTTCCTGTTTTCAGGAGGGGCAGACCTGCTCTGAGATAAATAATGCGCAGCTTATCCTTTGTAGCTACCGCAGGCCAAAAGCTGTCAGAGTTTTCTGGCCCCTGCGCTCGTTGATAGCAATATGATGTTCTCTTATTGCATTTGGCTGCGCGCGGTGTCGTCTCGGACTAGCTACAGATACGCGTCAGGCATCGGCCACCATCAGGCCATAGGCTATCAGAGTAATCCGGATGTAGTCCGCATTCTACATACACGGATGCGTAAATGATTTTCTACAGCTACGAAATCTGGTGGCAATGCTCCACCTCTACCATAGATGGGTACGCAAACTCCAGGGTTGCCGGTAAGTATCCAGTATTTTACGCACCAGTACGCTTGAGGTTTTACCCTATGGCCTCTTGCATTCCATGATTTATTCCATGATTATTCCATGATTTATTCCAAAGTGATTTGGGCAGCCTCCAGCACGTGGTATGGAGGTAAAGTAGGCACTCGTGTACAAGACCTACATATGCCAAACTGGTGTATAGGTAGGGCTATTAGCTTTGACGCATATTACATCTACACGTACATACCTTAAGTACCTCTCGGTAAGCGACAGCGCTTACCGAGGTGTGCTTTGCGCCTCGTCTTTTTAATAGGAAATACCATGAACTTCGCCGATCTGACCAAATCCATCGTTTCCGCCTTCACCGCCGCTCGCGCTGAGAAGCTCGAAGAGGACGCTCTGGCTGCGCAAGTGGGCAAGCTGGTTTGCATCCGTACTGTGACGATGGTCAACACCGGTCGCCTCGTCGCCATTCTGCCGGATGCCTACGTGCTGGAAAACGCTCTCTGGATCGCCAACACTGGCAAGTGGGCAACCTTCTGCAAGGATTGCGTCGCAACGGAAATCGAGCCCTTCCCGCCTGGCCCCACTTACGTCTTCAAGGCCGGCATCATTGATGTCTTCCCGATGGCGAAAACTGTGACGCTCGCCAAGTAACGTGGTCAGCACCGGAGCTGCAAGGCTTCGGTGCCCTGTTATGCCTTATGCATGGCACATACGCCCCCTCGTATCAAACATAGACGCCACATGATCCCATTTTCCCGATCCTGGTGGCTGGCTGCCCATCTGTCTCTTATAGGTAGCCGATACTGTTCTTCCATAGGTTGGAGCGGAGCAATCTCCAATCCCTTCGCTGTGCATCAAAGCCCAGTTTTAGTAACCCGTCAAGGGAGGTAACTATGCGTCGTATTCAACGTGCCACACTTGAACTCAGCGGAAGCCCGCAATTCGCGCTCATCAGTGGGATTCTTGCCGCTCTGCGTCACAAGATCGACCCCGATTGCCCCACTGCGGCGACAAATGGCGTCGATGTCATCTGGGGAACTGAGCTGTTGGCCCGTCTCAATCCTCGGCAGATTGCCTACGTTCTCGCCCACGAAGCTGCGCACAGCTTCTTCATGCACAACCAGACCGCACAGCGGCTGTACCAGATCAATCCAGAGATTGCAGGCATTGCGGTGGACCAAGTTGTCAACAACTTCCTGACTGACTGCGATCCGGACGAGTCAGTCATTCAGCACCCAGGTGAGCACAGCTATGTGGTTAACGGTGTGCCTGTCCGAGTGCCTGTCATCCTCGACCGCAAGTACCAAGGTATGAGCGTCTTTGACGTGTTCAAAGACTTGCTTGAAAACACGCCCGAAGACAAGAGCCAGTTCGACTCGCATGACTTCATGCAGAGCCTGCCGCCTGAGGACCAGAAGGAACTTGAAGCTGCGATTGAGGCTGGCCGGCGTGCAGCGGATCGGCTGCAATCGATGAATCGGGACGTGGACATCGGCGTCACCGACAAGGTTGACTGGCGCACCCACTTGAGTCGTTGGCTCTACGCTCAAGGCAAGGGCAAGCAGGAGACGAGCTGGAAGCGCCCGAACCGGCGCATGGCAGCGCAAGGTGTCTACCTGCCCTCCGCGCTGCATCAGCAAGCCATCCGGCGAGCCGTCTTCGCCATTGACACGTCTGGCTCAATCCAAGGGGAGGAGCTTGCGGAGTCGGTATCGACCATCATCGAAATCGTGCGCCAGCTTGGCGGAGAGGAAATCCACGTCCTGTATTGGGATGACGGGGTGGCGCGGCACGAAACGTACAAGGCGGCGACGGGCCAGAAGCTGAGCAAGACGACGCCTGCCGGTGGAGGCGGCACAAACTTCGCCCCCGTTTTGCGCTACATTGACAAGCACAAGCTTGAGCCGGCTCTGATGATCGTGACGACGGACGGCTACATTTCTGACTTCGGCAAGGCGCCGAGTTACCCCACCCTGTGGGTCGTCTCCACTCCCGAGACTCCACCTTGGGGGACGGTGCTGCGGACTTGAGATGCTGTTTCAGCCTCAAATGCTGCTCTATGTGAGGCACACACACCTAGGGCTGGGCGTCTACTCCTGGACACGTACTTACAACATGAAGTGGTACCGCCTGAGCGCCAGACCCGAACTTGTTACGACGATTGAAGCATGAATACCACACATCTTGGCGCCTGGCGGCTCAGTATCTGGACGTCGCGGCCTGTTTACGCCGACCGGCTATACACACCCTGTAACGGCAGAGTGCGCACATTTAGTGGGTTTGTGTACTGCTCCTCCTGTTCTAATAGTTACTCTTCTGTGTTTGGAAGGCGGTGGAGTACAAATTCATGGGAAGTGTAAATGATTTTTTGCAGCAAGCCCTTGTTAGTGGCTAGCGAGAAAGTCTACTTTGCATTGCGCTAGAGGCATGAGCATGTACAGTCTACTGCTGTACTCTCGATTTGACGTGGCGCCTTGCAGCCTTGTAATACGCACGGCGTATAGGTGGAGAGTGTAATGATCCCATTTGCGTTTAAGTGGTGGGTTGCCACAAGGCACCCAAGGTGTTCGGAGCACGGCAACAGAGTTATCGCCTTCACCTTGTCTACAGTCGTGCAGCCCCTCTCGTATGCTAGGGCGTCTAGTGTAGGTGCAAGATGATCTCAGCAGCAAGCCTTTGTGGGTGGCTGGCGCCGCAATCAATGCCGTACTGCAAAAGATATTTAAGCAGGTGCGGCTTTACAAGCTACTCTCGCTTTAGCTTGTCTGCGTTTACCTATGCAAAATACAGTCGCATTGAGGAGAGGCTGTAGTGGCCCCATTCTCGTCTAGGTGGTTAGACGCCGCGAAGCCTCCAACCACTACGTGGCACAAGGTTGAGGCATATGAGATAAGCGCTGCGTTTACCAGAGTTCCCGCCCTGCAGAAGTTCAGGACTCTTCGGTCTTATATCCCGCACACAAAATGAGCACACCCACAATCGCCGTAATGGGCCTGTTTACACATGTAACGTGGACAAATAGGCTCCATAAAGACATTACCCACTATGGGAATGCAAGCGAGTATCAATACTGGTGCAGACTTAAGAAAACATGGCTGATAGCCTAAGCTATGCTATTTTCACGAAAATGGTGGGGACATGGGCGTCTGTCTGCATGCGGCACATTTTACGCCTCCAAAATAGCCACCGAGACTATCAACTACTTCAGCTTGCCGTTTCTGCTAGGTACCAGCACCAGCACAGGCGAGGGTCCGACTGTCCAACTTGGGAGATGAGATGCCTTTTTCACAAGTTTGGTGGGATTGGGCGAAATCCAGCATGTACAGTGAGACATACTTCTTGGTATCGTCCCTCAGTCCCGTAAAAGGCTCGCGGCTCAGTAGCCTGCCGTTTTTTGGGAAGTGCAGCCAATTCTCGGCTACCCCTCACTACTCGATTATCGAATGCTAACCCCTTATTTCCTTCCTGCCGGAGCGGCCCTTCCCACAGAAATGGCCGGATTGGGTATACCTAGCCGCTCGGTTTGCAATAGCGGAATTGGTACAACAATGCAGACCTTTTACAGCTCTGGACATGTCTACCGTTGGGTTTCAGAGCCCAAGCACTCTAGGTTGGGGAAGGCATGAGAACTAGATTTTGGCTTTTAGGTTGCCGCACATCGCACATATCAATCGCATCTCATGTAACTGCAACGACGTACGGCGGACTTTTCTGGTCCCGCCCGAGAATCCGTGTAACGAGGTTTAAGTAGTATGCTTGTTCACCCGTGGCGATTCATCCAACTGCCATACGTGACAACTTACGGCAGAAGTTCTTACTCAGCTTCTTCTGGTAAGCTATGCTCACGCTTGAGCCATGTAAGCCTTTTCTACCCTGCTTCTCGCATTTATGGTTTTTGCGGTTAAACGTATCTGGCTAGCGGCTTCAGTCTCTTACTTAGAGCCGGCGACCGCGAGCTTTACGCTAGTAGTAGGGTCCGTTTTGCAGCCCCTTCCGCTGGCTAGTCGCAGCAGCCGCATAGCCTCATTCGAGCTTAGTTGCTCCGTAACGCGCACTTTCACATGAAGTACGCAACAACTCTTTTTGGCATCAGGTACGTCCCGTGGGGCGCAGGTACGCTAACCATTTCGGCGTTTGACTTTCGCCGTGCTACCTGGCACGGAGATCGCTGCAAGTCGATGTTTGCGCGGAGATTTGGTACAAATGACTCCATTTAGCCTACGATGGTTTCAGCGGGCCCCGCTAAGCTCCTGCCCTGGCTGGCCCATCTCAAGATTCGGGGAATGTATTGGAATAGCGCAAAGCGCTGTTTCATCAACAGTCTTAAAGCGCCGTGTTCTGGTAACACAAATAGGGTAGTCATGCTCTCTACTCGCGGAATTTGGCTGCACAGTAAGCAGTCTTACTCTGGCAGCAGTACTTACTGCTCGCGGACAGCTAGCCATTTCGGCCCGACAAACCTACCCAGCTACGGTTATCTAGTTGAGGGCTCTAGCTGTGGGCACTAGCCCCCGGCCCGACTCTCCGTGCATCGGTGTCTGTACGACGCTGTATGACGAATTCTGCAAGGGGTGCGGAAGGCACTACCTTGAAGTCGCACGCTGGCAGGAGTTGTCGGAGGAAGAGAAAGAAGTCGTATGGCTTCGCATCGAGGCTCAAGCGGCAGCTTGGCGCTTCACCACTTACAAGGATCGAACATGAGGTATTTTGCACTTGTTTTGCTGCTTCTCGCCGCCTGCGGCGGTGGAGAGCCTTCGGATGATCGGAGAGGTTTTCAACCACAAGTGTCGTTTTACGGTGACAGCCTGACTTACGACCGTACAGCAGACATTACGGCGCATAAGTTTCTGGCGGTGAACTACGCCAAGTGGGGTGAAAGCAGCTTTGCTCCGCTGCATGAGCCGACTCCGGTAGCTGTTTTGCGGTACGGCATGGCTGACGCCATACGCGGTATCCCGCCTGAGACAACCGTTGCGAATCTTCTGCGCCTGAAAGATATGCTGCTGGCGAATGGGGTTACGCCAATTATCGTAGGCATGCCCTGCCTCGAAGGGGAACTTGGCGCTTCTACTGCTGCTGCCGTTAACGCAGTGGCAGACGTACAGGTTACGCAGGGGTGTGAGGCCCCGCTAACGGTAGACGGCATTCACCCCACATGGAAAGAACATGCTCGAATGGACGCTATCATACGAGATAGCGTGTTGCAGGCACTGAAAAGGTAGCCTATGTTGCTTAACATCTACAGCTGTTCGTCTATGGTGTCACACCGCGTGCGGAGCATAGACCCTACGTGGGTTAGCGGTAGACTTTGCTCTGTTAACCAAAACTGGAGCTACCGCACTAACTTTGGTGGCTTTAAGTTTTGCTCAACTTATGCTTAATCCTTGTTATTTGCAGCACGCAGGTGCTCTGACTACTTCTGCAAATTACACAACTCAGTTTAAGACCCTAAAAGGGGCGTACCCTGACGGGCTGTCAAGGATCGGGCCCTTTGCGCTTTCTCGCCCTCATCGTAGTCTGGATTTGCGGGCGCTCACTCGCGCTGTGCCACTGACTAAATACAAGGACTGCAGCTTATGATATTCGCCCCCAGAGCTTGGAATGTTGCCATCGCCACTGCTTTTAGTTTAGGGAATTACGGTTCTCGTACATGGGTGGCTGCGGACCGACTGGCATTGCTCCCGTTTGTCGGCATGCGTGGGTTGCCTCCTGTTATGCGTACTAGAAGGGAGGTCGGCTACTAAACTTTTCTTTTCCTTCTCAACTTTAAGGGTAACCACTATGAATTTTCACAATTTTGCAAAAGCTGTTTTTCAGCAATTCAAGTCTCTGCAAGCGGCAGACGAGCTTTACGTAACCAATGTGACCTCGGAAGAGCTGTGGCAGACCTACCTGTCTGCCTTTCCGGCAGGCTCCGACCCGCTGTACCGTGTTAACACAGAGCACAACTGCAGTTGCTGCCGCCACTTCGTTCGAGATGTGGGTGCGGTTGTCTCTATTTCAGGGGGTACGCTTCGCTCAATCTGGGAGGGCCTACCTGCTAACGTAGACCCGGCGTATCGAACAGTCGCAGCAGCTTTGCACAACCTCGTAACGAGCAAACCCATTGCTGCAGTCTTCCGCAGCAGCACGACTTCTGTAGGGGCGGAAGTCACCCGCTCACAGCGAGAGGGAAAGCTTGAGGTGTGGCACCACTTTTACGCAGACGTCGCGCCGAAGTTTGTGCTGAAGGCTGCAGATATTGGTACACATCTGTCTCAATTGCATGGCTCCCAGCAGGTTCTCGCTCGCTCGCTCCGAGAAATTCCAGTGTCAGCAATCGACACGGTTCTGGACCTGATCGCCCAGAACAGCCTGTATCGCGGCGAGCAGTACAAGCAAAGCCTGCAAGCTTTGCGCAAAGCCATCGCCGAGCAGACTGAGCATACTGCCTGGGAGCAGCTACACAAGCCGTGGGCGAAGACGAGGAATACCGCAATCGGCACGTTGGTTGTCGATATTGCTGAGGGTGTAGACCTTGAAGTGGCGGTAAACAAATTTGAGCGCATGGTGGCTCCGGAAAACTACCAACGACCGACCGCACTTGTAACACCGAAAATGGTGGAGCAGGCTCGTGTCAAAATTGCAGAGCTGGGTCTGACCTCAGCGCTGCAGCGCCGATATGCGGTCATCGATGACCTTCGCATCAACAACGTACTGTTTGCAGATCGGTCTACGCCGCTTGTAACGGCGCCTGACCCGTTTGCTGGCGTTGCCTCTCGTCCGCAAAAACTGGGCAAGGTCGAGGAGATTGGCATTGACGATTTTCTCCAAAACGTACTGCCTACGGCGAAGACACTTGAGCTGCTGTTTGATCGAGCCCACACAGCGAACCTTGTATCGCTGGTGGCGCCAGAACAGGCAGACGCCGGGCAACTGTTCAAGTGGGGAAACCCGTTTAGCTGGTCTTACGCCTCTGGCTTTACTGACGCAGTAAAAGAGCGAGTCAAAGCCGCTGGTGGCAATGTGACTGGTGACGTCTGTTGTCGGCTGGCGTGGGACGGTAAGGATGACCTCGACTTCCATATGTGGGGGCCGAGCGGCCATATCTACTTTGGTGACAAGCGTGTTGGTGGTGGGGTACTGGACGTTGACGCTAACGGAGGTGGCGGAATGATGGCCGAGCCCGTTGAAAATATCGTCTACGCTGACGCAAAAAAGATGGTGCATGGCGTCTACTCTCTTTGTGTTAAAAACTTCTCTCGAAGAGATGGCAATCGTGGATTCACTGTAGACGTAGACCTGTTTGGTAGCCGCGTGGTCAGCTACGCTACCGATGCCCACCTCTCTGTCGGGGAAGCGCGTGAGGTGGCTCGTCTGCTGGTGGACTCCTCTGGTGTCAAGCTGCAGTGGGCTGCAGAAGGCAGTGCCACCGGCCCGGTAGGAAAGCAGGTGTGGGGCCTCACGACAGGGGAGTTCCATAAAGTCAAGTGTGTGATGCACTCTCCGAATTTCTGGGATGGAGAACAAGAGCTTGGTAACAAGCACACGTTCTTCATGCTGGAAGGCTGCGCAAACCCCGAGGAAGCTCGCGGGTTCTTTAACGAGTTTTTGCGTAGCGACTTGCAAGAGCACCGTAAAGTGCTTGAGCTGGTTGGCAGCAAGCTGAAGATCACACCCGCTGAGGACCAGCTCAGCGGTGTAGGGTTCTCTAGTACGCTGCGAAACTCGGTAGTCTGCCGTGTTAGCGGCAGTTTTTCTCGTCTGTTGAAAATCAATTTTTGAAAGGAAAATCCATGTCTAACTTTCTCGTAGCCACTCGCAACAAGTTTCGCTTCGCCACACCGAAGGGCCACGTCACGGTGGAAGACCTGTGGGACTTGCCCCTGACCTCAAAATCTGGGGCGGACCTCAACACAGTGGCCCAGACCCTGTACAAGGAGGCACAAGAGGCGGCAACTCCGTCGTTTGTTGCTCCGGTCAAGACTACTTCTGACGCGGCACTCAAGTTGGAGGTAGTCAAGGAGGTGATCGCTGTGCGTCTGGCAGAAGCGGCAGAGCGCGCACAGGCTGCAGACAAGGCAGCGAAAAAGCAGACGTTGCTTGCTGCAATCCAACGAAAGCAGGAAGCAGCGGTCGAGAGCTTGTCGCTAGCTGAGCTGCAAGCGATGGTTGACGCCCTCTAAGGAGACCAAGTGGAAACACTCATTAAAAAAGACATTCGCAAAAACTGGTCAGCCACCTCTACAGCAGAGCTTGGAGATGGTCTGTTTCTGCGATTAGCGACACACAAGGTGTCGAATGGCAACCTTGTGACCTCTGCTTCGTGCCACCGGATCGATGGCATGTTCGAGGTGCATAAGATGTTTGACGACTTCAGCGAGCGACTTGAGTCCACGCGGTATCCGCGTACGACTTCTGCTGTTGTTGAGGCGCAACATGCTCGTCATGTTGCAAACGTAGAGGACGTCAAGGCTAAGGCCCGCGCGCACTACGCATCGAAATCTGCAGACGTGGCTGCAGCTTAACTTTCTTTTCCACGAAACCTTAGGAGTTACTTAAATGGCAAACATGCTGATCTCTGTTGCGACCGCCAAAGCCCTGCTTGACGCCCGCCATCGCCGTGACAAGGCGACCAAGCACCGCTTGATGGCGGACATTCACCGCCAATTTCCGGCAATCGGCAATCGCAAAATCGCGGTTTTCATCGAAAACGAACACAATCCGCTTTACTGCGTGATTCGGGACAAGTACACCAAGATGCCGATTGACGATGGTCGTCCGACTCCGACTCCGGCACCGACTCCGGCACCGACTCCGGCACCGACTCCGGCACCGACTCCGGCACCGACTCCGGCAAAGGCACCGGCAAAGGCACCGGCAAAAGCACCGGCAAAGGCACCGGCAAAGGCGCCGGCAACGGCGCCGGCAAAGGCGCCGGCAAAGGCGCCGGCAACGGCGCCGGCAAAGGCGCCGGCAACGGCGCTGCCAGCCAAGCGCCTCGGCAGCGCTACGCGCACCGCCAAGCACACCATTGAGGTGCGTACGACCATCAACGGAAAGCGGGTCCGCCTTGGATTCGCGGCTACCGAGAAGGAGAAGGCAGCGATGATTGCCGCCGCGAAGGCGTAAGTTGAGCGCCCTGTGCAGACACCCTGCACAGGGTTTCACACACACTTAAAGGTTCAGTATGTCTATTGAAAAACTTAAAGGCAAAGTCACGTCGGAGGCTGAGTATGGGGAGATCGTCAACGATATGCTCCGGGCAGATGCAGAACCTCCGCGAAAACAGGTATTCGCCCCGGCTACTGCCACCGCACACCGGGCACCTTGGTGGGTACAGCGGGAGCATGCCCGTATCCAGGTGGGGCTGTACGAGACGACAGAGGTCACACGTAGCCTGACAGACAGCTTTCCGTGGGCCGCTGTTCATGTCTCGAAAGACGACCCACAGATGGTAGCGTACACCCCTGACGCTGTGATGGGCGAGCAAGATCGGCAACTGAAGCTTTCACTCGGTAAGCTGCTGCTCCGCCTGTACCCCGCTGCGACGGCAGACCAGGTGAAGAACGCTGTTGAGCGGCACAAGGTAGAGATAGACGCTACGGTCGAGTTCATCGAAGGCCCCGGCATCGCTGATGCTTACGACGCTGGCCCCTCTTCTTGCATGGCAGGCAAGGTCTGGAACCTGGAGGGTCACCGACCTGCTGACGCCTACGACGCTCCCGGCATCCGGCTTGCTGTGATCCGGGACGCAGAAGGCAAGATTCGCTACCGATCCCTTGTCTACGAGGCCAGCCCTACTGACAAGCGCTGGATTCGCAGCTACCCCGACGACGGCAGCAGGCTGCTCTCAGGAAAACTTGAGAAGCTTGGGTACCGATGCGGCTCTCTGGGCGGAGCTGTGCTGAAGACAATCCGCCTCAAGGATGGCAGGTATGTCGTGCCGTATCTGGACCAGAACGGGAAGATGGCGGACGCCTACCACACAACGGTGGTTGTGTTGGATGGTGTGTTGCGTGTTCTGACGAGAGACCAGCGAACTGCGGTATTACGAGTACTGCCCAGTGATAACCTGGCAAGTCCTAGCCAATACGGAACGTTGCGACTTGCTGACACATCTTCTGCTGCGTACCAGAAACCGGACCTCTTTACCGGTAGACTGATTAGCACCCTTTTAGAGCCGCACTGCCCTGCCTATAAGGATGGTGTGCTGGGTGTGACAGCGGAAAAGGAAGGGGCGGACTATCAAGAGGTGTACGTCTACTTGGGTACTTTAGCACTTGTGCAAAGAAGCGCTCCAACCTTTGTTTACGGGGGTCGGACCTACCTCGATACGCCAGAGCTGCGAGAGATGCTGAACATGGTGAAACTTGACGCAACCCTGTACCCTGAGCGGCAAGATTGGGTTAACAAGTCGTACACCTGTCTAGATACGCAGGGCCGCCGTGTGCTGGAGAGCGACACTGTGCAGGTTGCGACCGGTACGACGCTTGCCCGCCTCTACAAAACGGACTTCGACAAGAAGACTTATGTGCGGCTGAACGACCTTAACGGCGCTCACCTCTACGCCGCTCCTGGCACAAAGTGGGAGCGGACTGTGTCAGGTCGTAAAGTCGTTGAGGGCGTCCATGCCGTTACCAGGACCTGGGACGGCAAGCTGTACTTTGACCGAGATGTGCAAAATAGTTCCGTTCTTGGTGTCTCTTTCTCTTACAAGCGGCGCGAGGAAAGTTCTCCGGAGCGTGAACTCTACATTGCTAGGCGGCTTGTAGCCTCTACTCCTGCGAGTCGTACATGGGCGCAGCATCTGGTAGCCAGAATGTACGATTACTATTATCTGGACTACCCATACAGCACTGAGGGCCGTAGGTATAGATTAGCCGATGTCGGAGTGACGCTGGCACTTGAGGACTTGATCGAGCACAACCTGCAGTCGTGGCTGTATGCCGGAGATGCGGCTCTGTCTTCTGTCATCCGGAAGTGTGTAGCCGAGATAGCACGCCGTGTGGCAGAAGCGGAAGCTATTGAAGCGCCTGTATTTCTGCCTACTGCCGCAGTAACGGCAGTAGCTGAACCGCAATCTGAACCTGAACTGGAGACTGTATGACCGAGACCCTTCTCAAAGTGGACGTGCTGCTTGAGTCCATCCTAATGACTCGCCGTAAGCACGGCTCAAGTGGGGACATTCAGTTCCGCAGTTGGCTGATGCAGTGGATGCGTGACAACAAAATCCCGCATCGTGCCACTTCTGTAGGCAACATCGTTGCAACTGTTGGCAAGTCCAAGACCTTGTTTTCGTGCCACGTTGATACTGTGCACTCAATGAACGAGTCGAACAAGGTGCAGGCGCTTGCATACGATCCTGCGATGGGGCACCTGTGCCTGAGTAGCCGCAATGACAGTTCGTGTCTCGGTGCAGACGATGGGGCTGGCATTTACGTCATGCTCAAGATGCTTCTTGCCAAGGTCCCAGGAGCCTATGTTTTCCATGTGGGTGAAGAGTGTGGGTGCGTCGGCTCTAGGTCGATGCTTGGGCAAGAGTCCGAGTGGCTCAAGACATTCGACCGCGCCATCGCCTTCGACCGTCCTGATACCTACGAGGTTATCGTCACCCAAAGCGGGCAGGAATGCGCGTCTATTGACTTCGGTCAGAGACTAGCGGATGCCCTGAATCTGACCGAAGGTCTGGATTACAAGGTATCTCACAAAGGTGTGGTTACAGACACCAAAATGTACGCCGGAGTGATTTCTGAGTGTATCAACCTTGGCGTGGGCTACTTTGCTCAGCACTCTCCTGACGAGTACCTCGATGTCGAGCACCTTGAGCGACTCGTTACGGCGGCTTGCCGGATTGACTGGGAGCAGTTGATGCCGGCCCGTGTCGTTCCGCCGCCGCCGAAGTTCGAGTTCAAGCCGTTTACGCCGTTTACGCCGAAGTCGGCTCCGAAGGCTGTACAGAGGCCCGACTTTTTCCGCGACAGTGCGGACGACGACGGCTTCAAGCCTCCGCACAACGATCCGGAAGAAGTACTGTCGATGACCTATGAAGACATTCTCACCATGTGTGAGGACGACCCTGATGCCGCAGCAGAGACTATTAAGTACCTGCTGATGGAACTGGAAGCGGAGAAAGCGCGTTGCGCGACTCTGCAGAGGTTGAGCAAATGGCAATAACGATTAAGGATGACACATTTGAGTTGGAAACTCCAGACCTTGGTGTCACTATGAGAACCTTGCTGGCCGCCGCTGCTACCGGAGCGAAACGCACCGGTAGACGCGCGTGGACAGTGCGGTACAAGTCTGCTGTGATTGGCAGTGTTCGTGTGAGGCTTACTTCTGAAAGGCAAAAAGATGGGAACGATCATGGAACAAGCGTTTAAGGCCGCGCATATTTCGGTTCCGCTGGAAAAGCGGGTATGGCTGTGGATCAAGGATCACAAGCTCTCGACTCGTAGAAGCCTAGAGAAGGCGCTGCAAGTCGAGCGCATGAAGCTGAGCTTTGCCCTGCAAAGCCTGGTGCGTCGTGGCATGTTGGAGACGCACGAGGTTGCTGCGCCACCGGGGCAGGCTGGGCGGCAGCGCATCGCAGCTTTCGTCGTCCCTGCGGGGATGCACGAGTACGATCTGCTGCCGCTGCCGAAGGCGCCGAAAGCCACGAAAGCGCCCGCTAAGTGGAAGGCGGAAGTCAAAGCGCCTGCACTTACCGCCGCGCCTCCCGAGCCCGCAAAGCGTACACTGTCTGGCGTTGACATGGAGAACCTGCAAGATGCCTTCAAGCTCTACCTCGAATTGCATAAGTTCTTCGGTCCTGCCGCAGCCGTGGGTGTACGCTGTCATGACGGACAAGTCCCTTGTGTACGTGGAGGGTGTGGCCGATGTGATGAAGGTACTCTCTGAGTACGTAGCTGAAAGCTCCCACAAGGAGCTTGAGTCTTACCTCCGATCCGGATATGACGTAGAATTGCAAATGGGCGACAGCTCTCTGCACGTCATACCCGGACTTGGAATTATGCAATAACGCCGGCTTAGCTCAGCCAGGTAGAGCAACCGCCTTGTAAGCGGTAGGTCATCTGTTCGATTCAGATAGCCGGCACCACTTAGGAAATCAAGATGTTTTTCAAACCCCACCCTTCTGCCCTTATGCGCCGAGAGTACGACGAAGCTCGGCGAGAGCTGCTGGTCGCGCAATCGGGCCTTGAGTACGCTCAAGCGATGGTCAAGTACCATAGCGACCGAATCGCAAGGCTTGGCGCTGAAATCGAAAAGCTGCCTGTGCCTGGTACACCTCCCGCTGCGCCGACTCGTCCACCCAAAGCCCTGTAATTCTCTCCCACACCAAGAAAATTTCTAAGGTGTGGGTGGAAAGCCTTGACAGGGGCTTAAAATCTGTTAAACTGCAATCTCACTTAACCTGTAACCCAAGGAACCCAAATGGCTACTCTGATGAACGTCTCCCTTCCCACGATTTCTCGTACCGTCGCGTCGAAGTACGACTTCGCCTCGCTCGAAGTTAACGGCCCTGCGATGGTGGAACTCGGCGTGGTTACGCCGTCCAAGGTCGCTAGCCGCCTGCAATCTGCACTGGCTGCTGCCAAGAAGCGTAACCCGGCACTGGCGGAGCGTGAGTTCAAGATTCGTGTGTTCCAGCACGAAGGTGCTGACGCTGTTGGCGTCTGGCGTACCAAGTAAGCCACAAGGCTTGCTGTAACAGCCCGCTAGCAGAGATGCTAGCGGGCTTTGTTTTGTCTCAGAAAGATGCAAATGAAGAAAACCCTCCTTGCTATTGCCCTTACTGCTGCCGCTCTGGCAGGTTGCGGCAGTGATGCGAATATTGCGTCACGCAACATGTCGAAAGCTGCGGATAACTTTGAGGTTACCCGACGAATCGTGTTCTACAACGGAATCACAGGCGAGTACATGCTCACGATTGAGGGCTTGTGTTCCCTCGGTAACGACGATAAAGCCCGGCGACTGTCTGTTACCTGCAAGACCGGGGCAGGTACGTTCAAGAAGCACTTTCTCGGCTTGTCTGACAACGTGACGTTCTTCGTGGAGCAGGTAGAGCCGATGCCTGTGGGGACGTACCACTATCGCGTGTTCTTCAAGCCCCAGTCGATCCTGCCTAATATCGACTTTAAGGGCAGCCTGAGCGGGGGCTAAACCTGTGCGGCTCCCTTCACCAAAGCGCAAGCGCAACTACTGGCCTTTCGTGCACCTCATCTGCTATGTGCTTGTCTTTTTGTCGGGGGCGCATTGGGTAAGTTCGCAGCTCCCAGAACTTGCTTCGCAGGCGTACCAGATCGGATTCCGAGCGGGGCAGTCGGATACTTCCTGGAAAGACAAGGCAATCCGAAATCCGGATTACACTAGACAGCTCTGCACCGCTTGGTGGTTTCAAGCGGGCGCCACGGAGAGGAAGCTACGATGAAACTCACAGAGCCTGCACGCTCATTTCTACAGTGGTGCCAGGGGCGCAAAGGCACCTTCACTCTGGCGGACATGCCAGAAACCATGTTTGGTTCCGACGAGAAGGTAGTCCACAAGCTTCTGAGCCGCTTGTTGCTGTGTGATGTTATCACGGTGGCCTTCAAGCGTGGGCCGGTATTGCACTTTTGCCCTTGCAAAGACGCACTTGCACAAGCCTTGCTAACCGAGACCTTGCCAATGGCAAGCGGTGGACACACAGAGCTTGTGGGACGCTCTCTCGTCCTTGGTAAAAATCACGGTAAGACCTTACTTACCGCGCCTAGCGTCTTCGACCTTGGTTCGCTAGGCTTACTTCACAAGGCTACATTTAAGAGGTAGAGACATGGAATACCTATTAGGCGCCTGTTTTGCGCTAGTCGTCGTGCTCGGCCTGCGCGTACATTTTCTGTCTAGTGTGCTTAGGGAGCACGTTGAGTTAACGTCAAAGCACTGGGAGGTGACAAAAGAAACTCTGCCGCTGCTTAAGTACCTCGTCGAAGCGGAGAGTGCCCGTGCCAAGTGAGTACGGCACTCGCACCCCAGCGCACGCCCTTGATGAACTGCTTGCCTATTCGGGCACCGCAGAGTACAAGGCTGTGCTCTACCATCTTCAGATTCCGGTAGACGCCCGGCTCTGCCAAAAACCCGGCAGCACGACTGTAGAAGTTGTGCTGCTTAACGACAGCACTATCAAGGCTACAAGGCACCTCAATGGCCTCATCGTGTATTCTGGCTGTTAGCCCTGGAGGCTACGCTTATCGCTTCGGCGTTTATGTGATAGAGAGTCGTATTTGCGGAGGTCGAACTTTAATCTACCTACCGAAGTACTCAATCTTCAACGACACAGGTTGGACTATTCATGGACCCTAAACACCCTACAAATCAAGATTGGGAGCTGTTTGATCCCGAAATCTCCCCTCCGCCCCTTCATGTCTCCCTTCTCGTTTTGAACGAGGGCGGGGTGCTTATTGTCAGCCCCTGGTACGAAGGCGCTCTAGCGTGGGGGTACAAGCCTGGAATTCCAAAATCCGTAAAAGAAAGGATGTATGGGAAAATCAGCAAAGCCTCGTAAAAAATATAGACCAAAGCCTGCGATTAACCCTCTGCTGCTGGTGGCATCCAATAACTCGCCACTAACAACTGCGGAAGTGCAAGGCGTTCTGCTCGCCCTGCACTCAGCCATGCATGACATGGTGCATGGCAAGGCTACCAGAGATTCGTGGGAGGTAATTGCAGGCAGCCTGAATATGGCCGTCGTTATCTCTGAGACGGTTTACGATAACCAATATCGAGCTGAGATTGAAAAGGCGATGGATGCGCACATGAGTGCGAGAAATCGCTTCAAGTCACTAGGTAAGTTGGGCTACTCTGGGCCGGAGCTACAAGCGGTTAACTCCGCTATTGAAATTCACGAGGCACAGCTTGACTCCGTTAATTTCAAAGAATTAACAACCGCAGAACATTCAGTTCGTCAACGACTTAAGGAGAAGTATTTTGGAAGATTCGCCAAAGCTGCCGAAAGCGGGGCTAAAGTACCGAGCACTTGCGAGACTGTGCGAACTTGACCGTCCAGTAAGTACGGAGACTTTATACGCAGATTTTCGCACGCTAGGAAAGTCTAGCACGATATTTTCGTTTGAGACTCAGCATCTGAAGTACCTAGCAAGCATCGGCTACCTGCTTTATGCTGATGAGCTGTGGTCCGTAACTGCTGCAGGGCGGCACGCAATTCAGTGGGAACCGGGAAAGCAGTCTGTGCAGAAGACACCGGCACGCCTTGTTGATTCGTTTAGCGGCAGGTACACGGGCGCCGAACTTGGCAGAACCTGTGACCGAGTTGGCGCGTATGACGCCTTTAGTTTGCCGTCGAAAATCGGCAACGCCTACGTTTTTCGTCCGGATGCGTGATGCTATTGCCGCTGTTAGCTCGTCCGCCTGTGTCAAGTTGCATAGGCAGCACGTATGCAGCCTTGCTGCAATTTAGCACCATTACGGTCCACACCAAAATGTGGAAGCCAACAGCCCCTTCAATATACCAGGCAAAATACACAAGCATATGTTCAAGCCAGCACTCGCCGAGTCTCCAACTCTTCCGATTACATTTCCCAAACTGGTAAGCCCAAAGCTTGATGGCATCCGATGCGTCACCAAATTCGGTGACGCATTAACTCGGTCGCTCAAGCCGATTGCAAACCACTACATACGGGAAACCCTGCGCCCATACCAAAACCTGGATGGTGAGATTATCATCGGCTCCCCTACCGCGCCCGATGTTTACCGCTCTACGTTTTCCGGCACCAGCACGATTGTAGGTGTGCCAGCGTTTACTTTCTACGTGTTCGACGACCTTGGTAATCCTGGAACATTCGAGCAGAGGCTTGATACGCTGCGCCTGATGTCACTTCCTCCGTTTATCAAAGTGCTGCCGCAGCGGCTTATCCAGTCGCAAACGGAGTTGGACAGCTTTTACGGAGAATTGCTTGCGGAGGGCTACGAAGGCGCCATTGCCCGCGACCCGAAGGCGCTCTACAAGCATGGCCGCTACACCGAAAAGTCGCAAGGCATGTTGAAGATCAAGCCCTTCGCGGACTCTGAGGCACTTGTGCTAGGGGTGTACGAGGCAAACGAGAACACGAATGAAGCGTTTACCAATGAACTTGGGCGTACCGAGCGCAGCACGCACGCCGAGGGCCTTGTCGGTAAGGGCATGATCGGCGGGTTTTACGCTCGTGATATGCACTCCGGTCTAGAATTCAGGTGTGCGGCTGGAAAGACAACGCATGCAGAACGCATCCAGTTCTGGACGGAGCCACCAAAGGGGGCTATCCTGAAGTACCGGCACATGCCTTACGGCTTGATGACGAACGGTCAACCAAGGTTCGCCCGCTTCATTGGGTGGCGAGACCTGTCGGATATGTAGGAGGTGTATGCGTATTTTGGTAGCCTGCGAAGAGAGCCAAGCTGTCACAACAGAGTTGCGGCAGCTTGGGCATGAAGCCTATAGCTGTGACATTTTGCCCACATCAGGCGAGCACCCTGAGTGGCACATCCAGCAGGACGTATCGCCACTCCTGGGCCTGGGCTGGGATATGGTGCTCGCGTTCCCACCCTGCACGCACCTTGCGATTAGTGGAGCCAAGTGGTTCGAGCAGAAGCGCGCAGACGGGCGGCAGGCTCAAGGTGTGAACTTCTTTATGCAGTTCGCCGACCTGCCCCACATACCAAAGGTCGTGATCGAGAATCCCATAAGCATCATGTCGTCTCTTTGGCGAAAACCAGATCAGAAAATTCAACCCTGGCAATTTGGTGACCCGTTTCAGAAGACGACGTGCTTGTGGCTCAAGGGCGTACCGAAGCTTGTGCCTACAAATGTTGTAGACAAGGGTGCGTTTTACATCTCTCCCAACGGTAAGCGGTTACCAAAGTGGTACAGCGACAATACATCTAAGAAAGTGAGGAGTAAGACGTTTCCCGGTATCGCAAAAGCAATGGCCCTGCAGTGGGCAGGTGCTGCAGTATCTACATAGCTTATGGACCCAAAACTAACCGCACTTATCCAACGCCTTACCAAGTGGTACTGGTCCCCAAACTTCCCGACTACGTACCTAGTTAATGGGGCAGGTTTGGGTAGGGTCGCCCTCTCCGATCCTGGGGCGTTCAATTTAACGTGGGCCAAGTACAGCACACGACTTAATACCTTGGAAGGGCAGCAAGAAGCAGTAGCTTACTTCTCCCTTGTGGGTAGCCGACTTAAGAAAATACAGCTAAATGGGGAGCCTCTGAGTGACTACGCGTGTCTACAGGATCAAGGGGCCTTTACAGCAACCATACGTGAAATCCAAAACCGTATCTCCGTCGAGCCCCGCTCCGTCATCCTTTCAGCCTTCAACACGAAGGTATAACAGCTTTGCGGAGATGAACTCCGCGCTGCGATTTGAGGATCACGCCGGATTTGAGTTAGCGCCTAACCAGGTGGCGAGCGTGGAGGTGTGCTCAACTTGGCGCCGACTTGGTAACTTCTCCGACGTGGGTACGGGGAAGACGGTCATGTCTACTGCTACGTCCCTGCTGAAAGACGTGAAGCAGACAATTGTGGCTGTCCCTCCTATCCTGATCCCACAGTGGACACAGTGGCTCAGCAACTTTGGGGCGCCGGTAACTCGGTACCAAGGTCCGCCAAAATTCCGAGGAAGCCTTGATGTGACAAACGCCCGTTGGATCGTCATGAGCCATGCCATCTTCAGGCAGGACTTTGACTATCTTAACCGGCTGCTTAACAACGAGGGACTTGAAGTTATCGTTGACGAGGCTCACGCCCTAAAAAACCCAGCAAGTGTGCTTTACAAGTGCGTAGCTAGAATCTCTGCAGGTAAGGACGTACAGCTACTGACCGGGACGCCAACGAACAAGCCTGGTGATGCGTACGCGTACATCAAGATTAAGACGCCAGAAGTGTACCGCTCTCTTGGGCACTTTGAGAACGTCCACGTTGAAGAACGAGACTTTTTCAACCAGCCCACCAAGTGGGCGCTGCTTGACAAGCTTGCAGAGAACCTCGCTATACAGACTGTAAAGTTTACAAAAGAGGAGATGTTTGGCTACGACTTGCATCCGATCTATCAAACTATACCGTACGACCTGGAGCCACAGCACCTCAAGCTCTATGAGCGTCTAGTTGATGAGCAGCTTTTGCTGCTTGATGATGGCACCAAGATCGACGCTACGACAGCGCAAAAGCTTTACCACGCCTTGCAGCAAATCGTGTGCAACTGGGATCATTTCTCTGGTGAAGACAATCGCTCCGCAGTCTACGATCTTGTAGACGAGGTTATCGATTCCACTGACTGTCTGAATGTAAACAAGTCTAAGCTCATCATCTGGACTCACTACAAGATGACAAGTCGTAAGCTGACCGACTACCTGAACAGGGGCCATCCAGGCAGCACTGTCGCCGCGTATAGCGGCGCCGATGCTGCGCTGTCTGTCAGCCTGTTCCTAAACAACCCGCAAACGCGGATTTTGGTGGCGCAACCGACGTCAGCAGGGGTCGGCTTGAACCCTGCACACCTGTGCAGCGAAATGCTTTTCGTTGAGGCGAATACGGTGCCACTGTACATGCGGCAGGCTATCGGGCGGGTGGATCGAATGGGGCAGAAAGTGCGTCCGACTGTCCGTTTTGCCTCCGCGACAGGGACGATTCAGCGCCACCTTTACGACCGCCTGTTGAAAAACGACGACCTCGTGGTTCAAGTCGAGCGATTGAAGTCAAGCTTGCGCGACCTGCTTTTGGGGAGCTAGAATGCTCTCCCACTTTAAGGAATCTACGAATGGACCTACGACTCGAAAGGGAGTACAGCAGCGCCCTTGCGCGGCGCGACCTGTCTCCGGAACTCTACCAGCAGTGGAACGAGGGGCGATCCTCACACCGTTTCCTCGCTTACCAAGGTAAGAAGCTTGTCTGCTACACGCTAGCAGGTGACAGGCCGACAGTAGTCAAAGTGCTCTCCTGCGTTGCCGGAGAGCTAGACCTTGAAACAGGTCTCTCAACGCGGTGGGTGACTTCAGACGAAGTGTTCACCGTTACTCACTCCCCCTCCAAAGTAGCAGAAGGCGTGTTCATGTGGCACGTCTTTGACGGCAACGTGCAATACATGCCGCATGCTGGCATTTTCAGCACAAGCCTAGCTACTGCCTGGAAGTCTCCGCTGAACCCCTCTGTCAAGGTGGAAGGCGTAGTCTACATCTTGGAGAAGACCGCTTTTGATGCCACCTTTCCGCATGGAGCTGATTGATCCACTATGTATGTCTACTATCAAATCGTAGGCGGGCATGAGCCGTGGCTAACGCAAAAGGTGGGGCTGGAGTTTAGCGAGCCGCTACCTACGTTTGTTACTGTACTTGCTACGGACATCATTATCAACGACTCCGTACCAAAAGACGCGGTAGAGAAAGTCCGGTACATGGGCGACTTCTACTGCGACCTTGACGCAGCAGACATCGAGGAGTCTATCAAGGGTGGGCAGGCACTGTACTCCAAGTTTCAGGAGTACGGCTTGCAGGAGGGGGATGTTCGCATCTTCCTATCTGGTAAGAAGGGGCTACACTTCTTGGTGCCACAACAGGTGTTCATGGACCGAGTGTCACCTCTGCAGAAGCTGCCAGCCATCTACAAGGAGGTGGCGTTCACCCTTGCGGTAGACACAATGGACTTCCGGGTCTACACCGCCAAGCGTGGACGCATGTTGCGCACCTGTTACAACGTACGCGAGAACGGCAACTACAAGGTGCCTATTACCGCACAAGAGTTGAAGGACTTGACAGCGGAAAGTTATGATCGGCTGTGCAAGGCCCCTCGCTCGGTTTCTGTTGGAGAGCCGAAGTACCGAGCGAAGTTCGCTATTCTTTTCGACACTGCCCGTCAAAAGGTGACGCGAGTCAAGGAGCGGAAGTCCAAGCCTGTTGACGCTGCGGCATTGCGCCGCCACATGCCGACGATTCAGAAAATCCTGGATGGCAAGGCATCGCCGGATGCGGGATTCAACAAGATCGCCATGCAGCTCGCCCTTTACGCTCGTGACTCCGGAATCTCGCCGGAACAGCTTGTGAAGGACGCAGACGGCTTATTGCAGCACCATCAATCGGACGGCTACAGGTACAACACCTACGCTAAGCGGCGTCACGAACTGGTCCGCATGTGCGAGTATGTAGATGACAACCCTTCGTACGACTTTGCGATAGAGCCCTTCCTAAGTTTACTTCCCAAATCAGAGGCAGGAGACACAAAAAATGCTGTTCATGGCGGCGATTCAGATGATGAAGGCCAAGTGGCTCACGGCGGTGTTGTTCAGCGTGACGGCGCTTATTGGGCGCTTGGTGGTGATGCTGGCGACAAACTCGTCCTTGGTGCCTACTTTAGTAACGCTACTGTTTTGCATGACAGGACACACGGCAGTATTTCTTGCCTGATGACAGAGATTGTCACGCCGTCTGGGCCGAAACCAGTCTCAGTTGAGCGAGCGGACTTTGCAAGCTCCTCAAGCCTGCATAAGCTCTGCTCTGCTTATGGTGTATCATTTATGGGGTCTGATATTCATGCACGCGGAATTTACGAACTTATGCTTAAGTCGATTGAACCCAACGTCTACGTAACCGAATCCGAAGGGCTCGACGTTATTAACATTCCGTCTAGCCAGTTCGAGTTGGCTCGTAAACCTTTTCTGATTTGGGCGGATGGCAAGGGTGTGCGTGTTCCACAGGAAATTGCAGACCTTGGAATTCAGATCAAGTTTCAGGGGTACCCTGACCCAGCCGGCGTAATAAAGACCGACCTAACTAACGCCCCACCTATGCGGCAGTGGCTGGAAGAAGAAGATAACCGTGAGCGAATGGGTCGGACACTTCAAAGCTTGTTCAAGTGCTTCCCACCTGATGTGATTGGCAAGACTGTTGGCTGGATGGTGGCCTGCTTCTGGCGGCAACTTTTCCATGAAGGCTATGGAAAATTCCCTATCATGCACGTTAATGGTGTCGCAGGGGCTGGCAAGTGTCTAGGATACGGCACACCTGTAATCATGCACGATGGTACGATTAAGCCTGTGCAGGACATCGTAGCCGGAGACAAGCTCCTTGGGCCAGACGGCGGAGTCCGTAACGTGCTCATCACGACGCGCGGGCGTGAGATGCTATACAAGGTAACACCGCTCAAGGGCGACCCGTATATCGTGAACGAGAGCCACATACTCAGCCTGAAGAAGTCAGATCGCGGCACATTGCGCCTTACGACGCAAACTGTTGCTAGTGACGCTGACATAGTTAACGTAAGCGTAAAGACTGTCTTTGATAGCGAGCGGCGGTACTCAAGCAAGCTAAAGGGGTGGAGGCCCGAAGCGCTTGAGTTCCCCGTTCCGAAGGAAGACCTTCCGGTAGACCCGTACTGGCTAGGCTTGTGGCTTGGTGATGGTCGGTCTAACGACGTGGCGATATACAAGCCCGAGGGACCTGCTTCCGAGTGGCTGCGGGGCTACGCTGAGAGGCTTGGCCTGACGCTTCGCGCATATGACTACGGAAGTTCTGGTTGCCCCGGCTGGGCGATTGTAGGCGACTACAAGGAAGGTGGGAACCCGCTCCGCACGTTCCTGCGTACCTGGAACCTGATTGACAACAAGCACATTCCTGCTGCGTACCGTACCGCGTCTATAGCTGATCGTCGGCGACTTATCGCCGGCCTACTTGACAGCGACGGTCATCTCACGAATGGGGGCTATGATTGGATTAGCAAGGACGAGGCGCTGGCTAACGACTTTATGTTTATTTGCAGGTCTGTGGGTCTTGCGGCGTACATGAAGCCGTGCGAAAAGGGAATTAAGTCTACTGGTTACTCTGGTACATACTACAGGGTGTCCGTGTCTGGGCATTGCGACCAGCTTCCTTGTCTTGCCAAGAAGGCTCCGCCGCGCCTGCAGGTCAAGCGGCACCTTGTGACAGGAATTACAGTTGAGAAGCTGGATGTAGGCGACTACTATGGCTTTCAGCTTGACGGAGACTCTCTGTTCCTGCTTGGTGACTTCACGGTCACGCATAACAGTGAATATACTACTTCTCTTCTGCACTTCTTTTACTATAACCAAGAGCCCAGAGTCCTGACTCCCTCAAGCACTCCGTACTCTATCCTTGCCACTATCTCTGGCAGTGCCTCGATCCCCATCGTCGTTGACGAGTACAAGCCGAACGAGATGCCTAGAGAGATACATCACCGCCTGAAGCTTATGTTCCGCGATGCGTATAACAAGCGTGAAACAAGCCGCGGTGGCGGTAACCGGACGAAAGACAACTACAACGCCCTGTCTGTCGTGCAGCTTTCCGCCCCTATCGCGTTCGTTGCAGAGGCGATGGAGACGGAGACGGCGCTGCTTGAGCGGTCGGTGATCGTAACGATCAAGCGTCAGCCTACCAAGGTGACGACCAGGACCTATCGGCTGTTCAAGGAGTTCTATGACAACCGAGAGGTGCTTGGAATGATTGGGCACCACGTCGCCGCTCGCGTCGCGCGGACGTGGACTGTCGATAAGCTGCGGGAAGAGTTCGACACTATCTACAATAGCGCTCGTAACGAGTTTCTCTTGCAGCCAGGAGATGAGGCGATCTTGACGGAAGAAGAGATCATGAAGAAGTCGAACATGAAGGAACGGGTTGTATATAATCTGTCCGTCGCGTCGTTCGGCCTCTCCAAGCTTGAGCAGCTTCTTCGTGCAGCCTTTCCAAACTACTCGGAGCTGTTCGGTGAAGTCATGCCTACGCTGCATGACGGCGTGTTTAGCCGGCTTGATGATTCTGCTCGTAATACTCTGCCAGAGTACCTCAAGGTGCTGCTGAGTATGTCGGATATGACGCAACTGGCGAACGACCACCCGTACGTCTTGGTTGACGGCGTTGAATTTGTCATCACCGAGGAAGGCGGCTTCCAGACACTGAACATCGTTGCCCGTATGGCATATGCCAAGTACCGGGCTTGGTACCGAAGCCAAGGGCAACAGCCCCTGTTCACAAACGAAGACGCTTTCGTCCACTCGCTCAAGGACGCCCCGCAGTTCCTCCGCCTTGGCTACGGCACTGCAGTGCTTCGCACCGAGTCAGTGTTGCTCGACTATACGGCCCTGCTCAGGGCGGGAATCCCCGCCTACAAGGGCAAACCGCGAGCGAAAATCTAACACAATGGGCCAATTTTGGCCTATAATAGAGCCCATCGGAGCCCTCCGATTGACAGGCCGGAAAGTACGGTCGAATTAAACTGAAAGTTACAAAATGGCCCTTCTGGACAAAAAGACGACTGCTGCTGCTTTTGAATCTGATGATAACGATGCTGCTGCGGCTGCCCCTGCCCCCGCTGCAGTTCCTGCCGTTCCTGCCGTGCAGGCCCCCCGCGCTGTGACTGTGGCCTCTCCTATGAGCCTCGACGCGTTCAGCGACATCAAGGGCGCCTTGCCGGTGGAGTACAACACCCTGACTTCGATCAAGGCGACAAACGGCAATTTCGTAGAGCGGGAAACCTCTACGGTGCTTGGTGACCAGGTGGTCTTCGACCTCCTGTCGTTCCAAGATGCCTACGTGGTGTCTGCCAACGACGACAAGGCTGACAAAGATACGCTGTCGTTCTCAAATGACGGCGTTACCTGCACTGATGGCCGTTCCGTGGCTGACGCTGTAGCCGAACTGCGTGAGATGGGCTGGAGCAAGGCCGGCGTCAAGCACCGCCTGACCGTCGTTGGTGCTGTGCAGTCCGCCAGCAAAACGGACAAGCTTAACGGCGCTTTGGCGCAGTTTGACCTGTCACCTGAATCCCGTGTGTTGTTCCAGCGCTACCAAGCTACGGCTGCTTACGGCATTCGTGTCGGCAAGCTGACGAAAGACAAAGCCCTGCAGATCAAGGCGACTACCCGCCTTGTGACGAAGGGTAGCAACACCTATACGGTTGTTGATTTCGTTACGGCTTAAGCAACGGAGAGTGGCTGCCAATGACCGCTGAAAAAGTCATTGTCCAGGGTACTCGATTCGGTACTTTAGTGGTTGTCAACGCAGCTCACACAACTACGCATACCTCCAGACCAAGAAAAGTCTACACCTGTGTATGTGATTGTGGAGCGCAACTTATAGCTAATAGCTATAAGTTGCGCAAAGGGCTCGTGGCGACGTGCGCAGCCTGCAGAGGCGGGGTTAGACGTACCCACGGTATGTCTAAAACGCCAACCTACTCATCATGGGCGAGTATGCGAAAACGTTGCTCCTGCCCCAACGACAAGAACTTTGTAAAGTACTCTGGTCTGGGTTACGACAAACGCTGGGACGACTTTTCCGTATTCCTAGCAGAAGTCGGCGTACGGCCGTCTATGCGGCACACTTTAGATCGCATAGACAACAGTAAAGGCTACTTTCTAGGTAACGTTCGATGGGCCTCTTGGAAAACGCAGCAAAGAAATCGCACAAATAATCGAACACTGCTGCTTAACGGCAGACCTGTGACGCTGGCAGAAGCTGCGGAGCACCTTGGCCTTAGCCGCGCTACAGTGCAGCAGCGCCTTAGCAAGCGCAAGTTGCCTTTAGCAGAGGCGCTGGGAGTGGGCTTCACCTGGCCAACCGGCGTAAACCCGTATACAGGAGCTGCAGATGGTGGGTGAGTATATAGTCCTAGACACCGAAACAACTGGCCTAGTAAGCCCAGGCGTCTGTGAGATTGCGTGGCTCCGAGTTGACGAGGACTTGAACATCCTTGACCAATTCGAGAGCCGCGTCAATCCTGAGCGCCCGATTGAGCCGGGGGCGCAAGCCGTGCATGGCATCTCGGATGCCGATGTCGCGGATAAGCCCACACTAGCTGAAGTTACTGCGCTATTGCCCAAGGGCCTCAAGGTCATCGGGCATAACGTGCAGTTCGACTTGCGAGTGCTTGGTGACACCGTAGATGTGGAGTCTCAGCTATGCACGCTTGCGTTGTCCCGCCGATACATTTCGGGAGTCTCAAATCACAAACTGTCTACGTTACAGCAGGAACTCTCGCTGGGCGAACACACATCTCACAGCGCGTTGGGCGATGTTCTAACAGTGCGGGACTTACTGCTGCACATTCGACATTTGGCACCGGTACGCCTCATAGATCACTTTGTGCGGCAAAGCTCTCCCCGCATGATGCATCGCATGCCGTTTGGAAAATACAAGGGCACGCTCACTATGGAAGTGCCCGCAAACTATCGAGACTGGTTGCTGAAGCAACCGGGGGTGGATAGGGATGTGCAATACACCTTCCGCAAACTGAAAGGAATCCGATAATGGAATTCGACGATGCAATCGTTAGCTTCAACAAGATGTATGGGCTTCCTGTGCCGTCTAAGCCGGACCTGCATGCCAACGGCGATGTAAAAGCTAGGCTGAAAGCCTTTTTGTCTATCCTGCGCGATGAGGTAAATGAGGGCGACGATCTGCTCAAAAAGCTTGAAGCTGGCATTGACGACCTTGATGCTCTGACAGAGCTGGCGGATTGGCTTGGAGACTTGCAGGTTTACTGTGCAAGTGAAATGGCCCGCTTCGGCTTGCCTCTCTACCTTGTGCTGAACGCTATCATGCAATCTAATGCCTCCAAGCTTGGCGAGGACGGCAAGCCGATCTATGACGAGCGTGGCAAGGTGTGCAAGGGTCCGAATTACTGGAAACCTGAGCCCAAGATCAAAGAGATTCTGGGCTTTTTGATGGAGGCAAGATGATCGAGAGCAAACCGTGGGCTCCGCTGCCGGATGACCCACTTGCCACACCTGACGACGGTCGTGTCCAGGTGTCGCTTGCCAACGACACTCAAGTTGGCGGCAACCACTACAAGTCTAAAGGTATTCAACCTTGGGACTACATCATTGCCAACAACATTCCGTATCTTGAGGGCAATGTCATCAAGTACGTAACACGCTGGCGTGATAAGGGGGGCAAGGCGGACCTTGAGAAGGCCCAGCACTACCTAGAGAAGTTACTGGAAACAGTAAAGTAAGCAAAGCAGGGCTAGCCCTGCTTTCTTTTTGAAAGGAACACAGTGCGCGTAGTTTACGATATGTCGTCTGTTATCTGGACTTCCCTGCTTGCAGGCAAAGACCCGGAGAGCCGGACTGTAGATTTTGAAGGTGAGAAGGTGTCTGTTAACGGCGCCGCTTACGGCTATGAGCGAGCGATCAATATGATCGTGGCCCCGCTCAGGCAGCTCAACGCAACGCCGATTGACTGCGTGTTCGTCATCGAAGGCTTTAACGCCAAGGCCCGGCGCCTGATGATCGACCGGCGCTACAAGGCTCAGCGTGGCAAGCGCCCACCGGAGGCTTACGAGGAGTTTGGTAAGCTGTTGGATATGCTCAAGGGCGCGTTTGGCAAGTTGGGGTCTACATTCGTCAAGCAGGACAATGTGGAAGCTGACGACGTAATCTCCTGGATCGCTAAGCATACCGAAGAGCCGATTACGATTGTGAGTCGAGATAACGATCTTGTGGCCTTGTGCGGCAAGAACGAGTACGGATCACAGGTTGATGTGCTAATTGACGGAAGCCTGAACTTCAACAAGTACGGGATGTTCGATCCGGCGCTCATTACGGTTTACAAGGCGCTCGTAGGCGATTCGTCTGACAACATCTCAGGCATCCCAAAGTTCGGTCCCAAGGCGTTTACGGATTTTCACGCAGAGTTTGGCGACGCCGGCTTGATCGAGATGCAGAGGCTCGGGGAGCTTGGCAGCCTTGACGACATTGCGCACGAAGTTGAAGCGAACAAGATGATTGCTCGCATCTACGAAGGGCGGGACGACTTTCTGCGTAGCTTCAAGCTTGCCAAGATGTACCCGGAGTGGGTTGACACAATGCAGGACGTGCCGGAGTGGCGACCTTCCCTTGTCAAGGGCGAGGTGACAGACGAACGTCTGAGGCCGTGGCGAGCGCAAGGTCGGCTTGTGACAGCGGAAACGTGGGATGCGTTTGTAGCGTGGGCTCTCCCGAAGATCAAAGCTCGGGGCTGGATGGGCCTTGACATCGAAACTTCGACGCCCGATGAAAGCGACGAGTGGCTTGCTGCGCAGAACGATCCGGGAGGCGTAGACACTATCGGCTCCGAGTTGACAGGCATGTCTCTCACGTTTGGTGACAACATGCAGTTTACGGTCTACATCCCTGTAGATCATACAGAAGTCGCTAATGTCTGTAAGAGCAAACTTCGGGATTTCCTCGCTGAGGTGTTCAACCAAGGTGTGCGCCCTGTTATCCACAATACCCAGTTTGAGGGTACTGTGCTCTTTCATGAGTGGGGCGAGGCGTGGAAGGACAACGGCTGGAACGGCTACATCCCCAACTGGCATGACACAAAATTCGAGGCGTCTTACGCAGACGAAAACGACAGTCTGGGCCTTAAGAAACTAGCGAAGAAGTGGTTTGACTACGATCAGGTAGACTACAAGACCACAACGACTGTTGATGACGTGCAATACAAGATGCGCGAGCTGCCAGCAAAGCATGTCTTTGACTACGCCTGCGACGACACCATTGTTTGCTCTGGCCTGCACACCTTCTTTACCTTCTTGTTGGGCCTTGAGCATACGTACAAGGTCTACGAAGACATTGAACTTGCTGCCTCCTACCTGCATGTGCAAAGCTTTGTGCATGGCACCGACATTTCAGTCTCGAATCTCAAGGCACTTGAGAAGGAGGACGACGAAATTTACGACGGAGCAAAGAAAACCTTAGACGAGTTCCTGATCCGCAGCGGGTGGGAGGGTAGCTTGCCTCCCATGATCGAAGGCGAGTTGACGCCAGCGGCAATTAAGTCTGCGTTTGAGGTCGTAGCTGGTGCGCCGCTGGAAAAGACGATGGTTCGTACGATCTCCAAGCTGCTGCAAATGGTGCGGGACCAAGGGCAACCGGCGCTCGCAGACCTGTTGGAAACCGATATTCCGGCAGCGAACAAGCTTGTTGCTAGCCGATTCGCTGCTGCGCCAGAGTTCAACCCTGGGTCGCCGATCCAAATGCAGAAGCTGCTGTACGAGGTGATGGGCCTACCTGTTGCTGTATACAACAAGCCGACAGCCAATATGCGGGCAGAGGGCAAGAAACAAGGTACGCCAAAGACAGACGACCTTGCCATCCGGTACTGCCTAATTGCCGCTGCAGAAGAATTGAAGGCACCAATCGAGGCAATCCGCCTCATGAAGATGGTGCAGACACGGCGGGGCTTGTACTACAAGACCTACCCGTACTTTGTGCACTGGAAGACCGGTAAGGTACACAGTAGCCACAACCAGTGTGCTACGAACACGCGCAGAGCTTCTAGTTCTGGCCCTAATCTACAGCAGCTTCCCAAGCATGCCAAGATTGAGGGGCAGGCTGCCAAGTTTCGAGAGGTGATCGTACCGCACCACAAGAACGCTGTGGTGGTGTCTATGGACTTCGCTTCGCAGGAAATTCTGCTACTCGCCGAGTGGTCGCACGACCCAGAGCTTGAGGCGGTGATCTTGCATGGCAAGGACATGCACTCAATGACGGCTGTTGGAATCTACAGCGCTCGGCACGGTGTCAACTGGAGCTACGAGGAGTTTAAGGCCGCTGTCGGCAACGCCGAGCACGCAGAGCACAAAGCGTGTAAGAAGTACCGGGCGCTGGGCAAGACGATCAACTTCTCGGGCCAGTACCGAGCTTCGGCGATGAAGATGAGCGCGATTCTGATGGTGCCGGAAAACGAAGCCCAGGTGATGATCGACGCCAAGGCGGCAGCGTTTCCTGTATCTGAAAAATGGGCGGTGGACGAAATGGAGAATGTCCGACACACCGGCAAGGTGCGCACACTGTCTGGCGCGGTCAGGCACCTGCGTGACGCCTTGCTCTCCCCCGACTTTGCTACGGCGCAAAAAGCAGAGCGCCAAACCCTGTCCTTCCGTATTCAAGGTTCCGCCGCTGAGATGACGAAGAAAGCAGAAGGTCGGATGTGGGAAGCGAAACTTGAGCAGCGGTTCGACTGTAGAATCATCGCCCCGATTCACGATGAAGTTGTGGCGAGCGTCGGCATTCCTGACTTGCTTGACTGCATCAGGGCAATGCACGCTTGTATGGTTGGGCCGTATGGCAACATGCGGCTGCCCATTACGTCGTCAATCAGCTTCGGGCCGTCATTCGGGTCGCAGATTGAAATCGGCAACGAGCCTACGGAAGAGGCTGTTAATTTTGGGCTAGAAAAGCTGAAGGAGATGCAATGTCAGACGCAGTAAAGTTGGTGTGGGCTACGCCGGATGCAGACAAGCTTTTGGCGTACATCGCCAGGGTGAGCAATCCGGCGAACCAAGCGAGTGAAAAGATCGAGGGCCTGCTCCGGTACATGGAGCGTGAGGGGCACGTATCGCCGTTTACGATGGCTAACATGTGTGTAGAGATCAACACTACACGCGCTATCGGTAGGCAGCTTATCAGACACTGGACCCTTGCAGTTCAGGAGTTCTCACAACGTTATCAGGATGTGTCAGCGTTAGGTGATATGGTCATTGTAGAGTGCCGTATGCAGGACGCAAAAAACAGACAGAACTCACTTGAGTGCACAGACGAAGAGGCGGCAGCTTGGTTCCAGACAGCACAAGAGAATCACAATCGAGCCGCCCTGGACCGGTACAACGAGGCGCTGAAACGAGGTATTGCCAAAGAGCAGGCTCGGTGTTTCTTGCCAGAGGGCAACACGCCAAGTCGCTTGTACTTCAACGGCAACTTCCGAAGCTGGATTCACTTCTTGCGAAGCCGACTGCACCCCTCGACGCAGAAAGAGACGCGCCTGATCGCACAGGGGGTGGCTGCGCAGTTTAAGGGTGTGGCACCTATTACATACGCAGCGTTTTTCGAGGCTTCCTGATGGCAAGCGGAATTGGGCAGCGCGGCAAATGGGCGGAAGGGCGCTTGAAGGCGCACCTCAAAAAGCTTGAAAACGCCACCGCAGCACACTTCCGCTTCCCGGATGCAAGGTCTGGAAGTCTGCAGACCGCCCCTGCAGACTTCGCCTTTCTCCGAGACGGTAAGCTTTACCTGATTGAGGTTAAGGAGGTGCATCACGACTTCCGCCTACCTCACGGCAACTTTCGTAGCGACCAGGTGGCACGTATGCGACTGTGGGAAGCTGCAGGAGCTACAAGTCTTGTCTTGATCTTCCACAGCACGACAGCCAAATGGCGCGTTTTGCCTGCCTCGTTCTTTGTTGAGCGCCACGGCGGAAGCTGGGACCTATCCCGCTTTCCGCTGATGGACGAAAAATCGGCGTTTACCGCCCTGCTCCAATGACACTTACTGTACTTAACGACATCCACATCGGCACCATTCGCGGTGCGGGCACTACGCCTGCCACGCAGCTTGAGCTGCGGCAGTTCATCATCGACGAGTTTCTCAGGTTGCTGCCTGATACGGACTTGATGATTCTTGGCGACCTGTTCGACAAAGAGAGCATACCGATTACAGACCTGCTCAAGACGTACAGAGGGCTGTTCGAGTGGCTGAAGAAGGGCCACAAACTGTGGCTAGTGGCTGGAAACCACGATCTGAGCAAGACAAGCAATGTTATGTCTAGCTTCGGGTTCCTTGGCGCCCTACTGACTGACGCCAGTAAGCAAGTCAAAGTTGTGACTACGCCAACGCTGACGCCTTACGGCTACGTCATTCCGCATTTGCCGAACCAGGACCTGTTCGACATAGCGTTGGATAACGTACCTGAGTGCGAAAACTTGTTTTTGCACTGCAACTACGACAACAACTTCGCTGCTCAGCTTGACCAATCGCTCAATCTAAGTGCAGAGCAGGCGCGTAAGCTGCCCGTCAAGCGCAACATCTTCATCGCTCACGAGCACCACAAGCGAATCACCGGAAAGGTTGTGCTGCCTGGAAATCAGATACCAAGCTCATGCGCAGACCTCGCGCCAGATGAGGACAAGTACTTCCTACGTGTATCAGGCAGTAACCTGATGTACGACAACGAAAAAACTTACGCCCTTGTCCGCTGCAACGTGCGAGCGTTGCTCTACACAGCAGCGACGCTTGAAGACATGGGGAAGGCGGACACCAAGTTCGTTCGTGTCGGCGGCACGGTTGACGCAGAGAAGGCAGGGAGCGCTCTTACGGCGCTGAACCGGCTACGCGCAACCAGCAAGGCACTTGTCATCACGAACGGCATCGAAGTCCTCAAAGACAACCAAGCGATGGAGCTGACATCGAGCGGGGCAGAGCTGCAGGCATTCGATGTATGGGCGGCGCTTACGCGCTTGCTGACGCCGCAGGAAATCGAGATTCTGAAAGGCCTGGCATAATGCTTACTTCCCTCAAACTAACTAACTTTCAAAAGCATGAGAGCCTATCTCTTGACTTTGCTGGTGGCCTTGTTGTCATTCGTGGCGCTAACGAAGCTGGCAAGTCTTCCATCTATAGGGCAGTAGCTTACGCGCTGTACGGTAGCCGCGCTCTGCCTAAGTCGCTAGACCGTACCGTAACGTACGGCAAGTCTCCAGGCTCCCTCAAGGTCGAGCTTGAGTTCACGCACGGCGGGGCGTCATACAAGATTGTGCGGTCTAAGTCAGGCGCCACCATCACAGGTAACGGCGTATCTGCTGAAGGTCAGACAGAAGTCACAGGCTTCGTCGAAAAGCTGTTCGGGGTCACGATGCAGGTTGCACCCCGCATCATGATCGCTAACCAGAAGAACCTTGTTGGTGCTCTTGAAGAGGACGGCTCGGCGGTCAAAATCATCGAGGCGCTCTCTGGCATGGAGTTGATTGAAAACCTGATTACCAAGGTTCAGGAGCAGCTTCCGTGTGGCAACACAGCTTGGCTAGAAAAACAGGCTACGGAAGCTGCGGAGCAAAGGGCTCCAATCTTGCAGGAAGATGCGGAGCAGGCTGCAGTGGCGCAAGCCGAAGCTGCGGTAGAGGCGACAGAGGCTGCACTGCAGGAGGCGCAAGCTGCGCTGGCGGAACTTGACCTAGAGGGTGCTGCAGGTAAGGTACAGTTTGCGAACCTGCAGGCGAGCCGCAAGGCAGACCTTGAGAAATCCATCAACCGGCTGCAGGCTACCCTTGCAGCGCCCCTATCGGCTCCGGTAGACGACATTCCTGCACTGCAGGCTGCGAAAGACCAGCAAGAGCAATACGCGGCACGGCGCAGAGCGTACGACCTATACAAGACCCAGGTGTGGGAAGAGGGCTACAACCTTACCAATACCGCGCTGAAGGAAGAAGCAAGGTACGAGAACTCCAAGCTTGGCGAGGCTTTTGCAGAAAAGGCAAAGCTTGAGAAAAGTAAGGCAGTAGCAGAGTCGCAAATGATTACCGCTACTGCTTGCGGCTTGTGTGGTAAAGACCTATCAGCCGTCCCTGAGGTTGTGGAAAAGAACTCAAATCTGCTACAGCAGATTGCGGTAGCCGACGACAAGCTTACCTCGCTAACTCAGCAGGAAGCAAGGCTTCGGGCCTCCTTGCTGGACCGGCAAAAGGCGCTAGACTTAGACGCTAAGCAAGAGCTACTGCAAAGTCGCTTGCATGGTTTCGTGACCGCAGACCTGAGCCAAACACCAAGACTTTTGACGTGGATCGGGGAGCCGCCCAAGGTTCTGCCGCTTGTCAATTACGACGAGCGCATCCGAGCCGCGCAGAAGTCCGCTACGGACTACGAAATTGCGCTGGCGCTGCGCAAGCAGGCTAGCGCAGACCTTGCGGAAGCGACTGACGAGCTGAGCCGCTGCGTTGTTCCTGATGTGTCTGAAGCGCAAGCCGTACTGGCGGAGGTTAGAACTCGGAGAGCTGCCGTAGAAGTCGAGCGCCAAAACCTTGCAGTGGCGACGAAGGAACAGGCGGCGGCGCAGGCGAAGCTCGCTGCGGTACAGGCAGACTGGCGAGCCAAGGTCTCTGCATGGCAAGCAAATCTCGCACACGCTGCCAAGGTCCAGGAATCCCTTAAAGCCTACTACCTGCATAACGCCCTTATCAAGAAGTTGCGAGACGCTAGGCCAGTTGTGGCGTCTACTTTGTGGGGCACAGTGCTGCTGTCTGTCTCTCACTACTTTAGTCAGGTTCGCGGTGTACCGTCTACAGTGACAAAAGGGGAAGAGGGGTTCCTTGTAGACGGCAAACCTATCAGCGACTTGTCTGGCTCCACTATCGACAGCCTAGGTCTTGCAGTACGAATGGCACTGCAAAAGACGTTCTTGCCTGCTCTTGACTTCATGATGCTAGACGAGCCTGCTGCCGCAGCAGACGCGGAGAGGGAGGTCAATATGCTTGGCGCGATTGCGGCGGCAGGCTATGAGCAAGTGATCTTGGTCACGCACTCAGACCTTGCTGACACTTTTGCAAGTCAAGTGCTCACCTTGTAAAAGGTGAAGGGCGGAGTGGATGAGGCTCCGCCCTTCTGCATGGGGTTCGGTCGTGCATGCGTAGCACGATTTAGCTGGCACCCCTTGCTGGCCTGTAGCTAAATTCTGAACCACAGCGTGATAGCCACGCCGAAGATGAAGCCTACGAACAGCCCCACCATGAAATACGCGTACGGCATATTAACCTTTCTTCGGTGGGCGAGAGCCGAACCACCACAAGGTACAAGCGGTAACAAGGTACAGCAGGGTGGAGATGATGGACTCCATCAATTTGAGCACCTGGTCTGTATTGAGTGTATTGTCGCCTGCAAGCGACTTTACCCAAATAAACATCGCCGTTGCAAGTACGACAAGGTATGCAGTCAGCAGTGGGCGGATCAGGCCCCGAACTACATCTACAAACGCGAAGGCGTACGTCACCCACTTTGAGGTGCCCTGTGCTTCTTTGGATAGGTACGTCGCCTTATCGTTCTCGTAGCTAGCCACAAGAGACTTAGAGTCAGCTTCCGCTTCCGTTGCCTCAAGCTGTCGATCAGCGATGTAGGTATCAGCGTCAGCGCGGATACGAGCGCGTTCCGACTCGATTTGCGCCAGGGCCAAGGTCTGCGCATGCTGCAGTTGCAGCATGGCAATGTCCTTGTCCCGCCCCTTCAAGTCAAAGAACCGCTGAATGAGGATACCGAGCAGGCCGGTAGCCCCTCCTGAGATAACCCCTGAAATCAGGGATGCGATAAGTGCCAGCATAGTAGCTCCTATAAAACCATTAGCGCCTTGGTAAGCAAGGCTTGCCTATCTGCTAAACCATTGTACCCACCATTGATACGGCGTGTAACTTCAGCAAAGTCGCCTAGGTCAACAAATTTGTTAAGCCTCTTTGTTTTCCAGTACATGCCGGCAGTCAAAGCCGCCCAGCTTGCAAGGGACAACAGCTCCGGCTCTGCCTCGAAGTCTGGAACGTCATCCAGAAGCTCGCGCAACTTTACAGTCATCAAGGCGTAGTTCGCTCTACCCGTTACCTGAATCAGGCCGCGCCCCTTGTATCGGGCTCCGTCTCCTGGTTCAGAGTTACCAAGCCTCGCTGCAAGCTTCGTCCCCGGCTCGTATTTTTTCTGCTGCGGCGTTGGACCCCAGATTTCAGTAGTGTACTTGAGCCTGCCAGACTCATGCCCTACCTGAGCGAGCCAATAGGCCGTTCTTGTCTTCGTGTTGCATTCCGCGAGAGCTAGCGCCGCCCGAATCGGCTGAATCCAGATATTCGCAGTTCTCAGATTGACGCCGTAAATATGGCATAGAGTCTGAGCAGTGACGGTCATGCCCGATCCTTAATCCAGCGATAAATGTCACACGGAGACGGAGGCTCGTCCGTCACCTCCCAAGGTGTTTCGATTCCGGCAAGCCGCATGTCGTTATTCACCATTTCTGAGCAGATTATGCCCCCGGCATTTCGTGTACTTTTTCCAAACAAATGGAACAAGGGTCGAATGGCAAACAGACAGTAGTCAATGAATCCATACGTTGAATCATCAGTTCGATTCTTGTATTCCAGATATTCTCTGGTTACCTGTGGTACATCGAACAACACGACTTGCGCCTCTGGGTAGTGGGGCCAAGGGCGGCACCGACGAATCAAGTGCATATCGTACATAGAGGATGTTTCTTCATCCACCCATGCGACATGGTAAGCATAGCAGCCGGTCGCAATCTTGGTTAGCCGACCGGACAGCTTGTGCTGGTTGAGAATTACGGCGAGTTTCATGCTAACTCCGTGACGCTTAGGACAACTGTGGATGCACTACCAAGAACTCGGGTTCCACTGTTTCCATTAATGGCTACGTTACCTGTAGAAGTTGTAGGGCCGATTCGGAAGCTATAAATACGAGTACCAGTAGAGCCAGCCGTATGAACTTGAGACATTGCTAAGTTGGCAATGTGGTCAACGCCTGCTGTGTGTGCGTTAGAAATCCATGCAGCATTAAGGGCATTAGTTGTGCTATCGCTAAACAGTGCAGCTACTGCTCCATCATAAATTACAGTACCACCACACAAGGCTGACCCAGTGACCTGCAGTACAATAGTACTAGTAGCAGACTTTGGGGTAAACGATACGGATAGTAGGCCGTATCCCTCAGTTCGTTGTGGAATAGTGTCATCCAGTGGGATGATATTAGCAGCCGTACTGCCTGGAATATTAACCCATGTAGAAAAAGTAGCGGAGGCAAACTGCACAACACTCTGTGCAGTCAAAGCCATTGCAGTACGGTGAGCAGCAGAGGGGTGTGCTGAAAGCTCATTAACCCTATCAACAGCTAACTTAAGCTCGTTCAAGCCCGAAGCAAGGTTGTCCGTTGTGGAGTCAATGTTAGCCGTAGATAAGGCAGTGGCAGTCCAAGTCATGAGTTAGCTCCAAATGAAGTCGCCGTCAAGGGTACGTGTTCCGTACCCAATAACGTCTAGGTTAAAAGAAGAAGGCATAGCCGGTACACCGTTTTTGTAAAAACTAATGTACGGTACCGGTTCGGCAAACATTGGTGTTGTGGTAGGTTGCCGCATTGACGTTTCCCATGTCCACGAACCGCTTTCGTTTACAAGAATGTTGAACTCAGACTGGTGAGCCACATCCGTTGTATTCAGGTAAGCAGTATTTCCTATCAAGGAAATTCCTTGGGGGTCAGCGGCGGTAACTTCCTTATAAGATACCATCCGACGTACCCCAAAAACTTTTACCACAGCAGACTTTAGCCTAGGCTTGCTGTATGCAGTATTACCGTTAACGGTTATTGCTAGGTAGATTTCCGTAGTTTTTATTGTCGTATCCGGTGTCAAGGTGTACCAAGGGCCTGACGTTGGTTGGGTTGTACCAAGACTATCCTTGTAGGCATACTGGTAAACAACGTCCCCTTCTGCGTCTACCAACATACCAAGATTGAATGTGATAGGGGCATTAAAGTACATTGTTAAATTTACAATTAACTGTGTAGCAGTACTACCTTTTGCCCAGATTCCTGTTCCCCATGTTGTTCCAAGATTACTCCATGCTGTGGTAGGGGCGACAACAGCATCCCCAAGTCTCTTACCAATGGTGACAAACCACCCACCAGAGGAAGTCCACCCATATCTGGTAGTGTTACGTTCTTCAATGACGTTACCTTCTGGCAACTGAGGCAAACTTGTAGTGTAGTACAAGGGCGTGGTGCTGTAGTTGCCCGTTGTGTCCACTGCACAGATAGCAAACGTGTAAGTGCCTGGATACAAGGTCTGCTCGTCGTAAGGACTAGATATAATCAAGCCGTTATGCAGCTTGGTCATGCTGCCCCAAGCAGGAGTAGTTACGTTACCTTGGACGTAACGAATCTCCATACCCGCCAAATCAAGGGGCTTGGTATTCGACGTATAGGCGAAGTTAAACTTGCGTTGACCTGCTGTGCTGTAAGTTACCGTAAAGGTATCGTAGTTAGCCGGAGGGGCGGACTTGCCTACCACTGTGTGCGTAATGATTGCCCAAGGTCCTGTGCTGTTATACGCTGTATTGACGATACGGGCGCGAATGAAGTAAACAGCGCCATCGCTAACAGGGCCGACGTAGGTGTACGGATCAGCCCCTGTCACAACTTGTGTTGTCCACGCAGTCTCTGACTGGCGCATGTACTGCAACTCAATGTGCGACAGACTCTTCCCAATCGTGTTTATCCACGACACGTAAATTCGGCTAGTAATCGAGCCACTTGTGTCGATAAGCAAATGGTCGTCACCGCTGTTAGCGGTAAGGCCAAAAACTGTTGTGGTGTAGGTGGACATGATCGCGTAGTCCAGCAGGGAGTTTAGCAGCACATCAAGTGCTGCTGTAGGCGCTGTGTCCCAAACGCTCGATTGGTCCTCCTTCAGAGTCAACTTGACCGGCCCACCAAACGAGAACGACTTATCCGTTACACGGAAAACCCGGTTGCTCATGTTCAGCAGTGTGCTGGGAGAGGTGAACATCACCCGGTCTCCGGGGCGGATTCGCCACGCCTTGTAGGAGAAGTCCGCAGAGATGGTCAAGCCTTTACGAGAGTCCTCAAGTTCTATCGCGGCCAAGTTATGGCAGCGCTGCATGTTATTTGTGTAGCTAAACGACATCTCTGTCGCCAACTCTTCACCGTCGAGGCTTCTGTATGTCGCATCTACATATGGGGTGATGTCTGTCGCTACGTACTTTGTCTCAAGGCCCGTGTACCGACCTTTAACCGTGTTGAAGATGTCACTGCGCGGCAAACCAGGCGCTACAGTAAGTGAGCCTACAACGTCGTCTACATGATTCAAGTACAGCGCAGGAGTCGCAGAAGATGGGTCGTTATAAACGCCCGCTCGTACAGACCAATCAGCACCGTTAATAGAGCCTGCCATTGAAGCAGCCATCGCATCCAACACGTCAGCCGCCGTCTCTTCTGCAGTCACAACGCCATTGAAGGTGTACCGTTTGGCAGTCGCGCCGTTTACGGTAATTGCCATCGCATCACAGTCATTCGCCGCAGTAACGAACGTCGCGTTGATGTCGGTAGCATTGAGCACCGCTGCAGGAATCCCGCAAATCGGGCTCAGTAGGTAGTCACGGATAACAAGTGCGTTGTTATCCGACCACGCAGTCGTTGCTGTGCGTGGGTCGTAGAGCTTCTTTCCGCTGCAATCCACCTGAACATCCACAGGGCCAGATTGAAAGTCGCTGTGATTCAGGTCAAGGGTGACAACCAGGTACGCATGCCCTGACAACTTGTGATTGCTGGTCCACTCCCCAGGGCACTGCGAGTTGAGATAGCTGTCTACGGTATCCGGTGCAGCACCTAGGTGTGTACCGATCTTTACGTAACTGGTAGGTACTGGGTAAGAGTAAACAGCCCGAAAAACGTAACCTACAGGGTAGCTGGTAGTAATGGTGATAAGACTGCCAACAATCGTGTAATTCGCGCCTAACTCAAATGTGAACTCGTCTGTCCACACACCATTTTTAGAACCAACAACCTTCAGATTCGTAAAACCTGCGTCTGGAATTGTGTAGGTCGGGCCTGCGAAATTCGGCCCAGTCTTCGCCGTCATTTCGCCCTTAGCAAACGAGTTAGGCGAGAAGGCGATCTGAATGTAATCCGTGACAGCCGTATAACTGGTCAGCGTAATCACATCAGAAGTGACCGTATAGTGCGTACCAAGCGCTAGCGTAGTGCCGTAAGACACGCCGTCTGTCCCGCGCTTGACGACAAGGTTTGAGTACCCGGAAGGCAGCTTAAACGTAACAACATTGCCACGAATAACCTGAACGTCTTGGTCACCGCCGTACGTAGCCCAACCACTTGACAGGTTTGCGTAGCCTACAGCTTTGCCGCCGAGATAGACCTCGTGAACTGCGTGAACTTCGTGGTTAGCAAAGACGCACACAAGGTGCCTATACTGGTCGTTAGCGCCGCTAGTAAGCATAGCAACGATGTTGCTTCCTACCTTGTCTCTACCATAGACGTAGCGGATTGGTGACGCAGTAGTTGCTACACCAGTCGCAAGCTTGCTCTCTAGGTTATCGATATACGCTTGCCTTGCCTTCCTTTGGGCACGACGCTTGGCTGCCTGCCCGTAGAGCAGGGAGCCGACGACAAAAAGCTTAGAGGCGGAAATCGCCCCAATCGCAGAGCCGGCTGTACCAAGTTGAGCACCGATCCACGCTACTGCTTCAGGCATTCTTCACTTCCCATACTTTATCGGCCATCGAAAGGCCAATGGCGGTTAAGCCGCTGGCGGACACCGCCATTATCACAGAACCGTTGACGATCCCAAAGCAGGAATGCGGCGCCTTTAGCAGCGCAATGTCCCCGGTTGCCGGATGTGACAACTTAGGCGGACCTAGCAGCTTACTCGCTGCCGCCTCAAGTCCTCCCATACGCGCCATGACGCGCATGGCGCTGCGCTGATCCTGCCACTTTGGCAGCTCGCTAAGCACGTCCCGCCCGACCTTGACCTTGATCCAGTTGCAGACATACGTTGTGCAATCGTGCTTGCCCCATTCAAACGGAATGGGGGCGGTGTCGATAACGTATTCGTAAAGTCTCATGCACGGCTCGCTTGGAATTTCTTAGAAAGCCAAACCTGAGGATGAGAGATAAGGTCGTTCAGATACTGAAAGCCAAGCTCTGCGGGGTAGGCGAGCTTGTGCTGCTCGTGGTTCATTCGCAAGCCTGACGTCCGTGCTAGACGTGCTGAAGTAGGCGTCACACGCAATGTTACGTTGCCTCCGTCAGCCTCATAAGCTACCGCGATCGTGTCCATCGTGCCAGACCAGAACTGAATTGGCGTGTCAACAAGCACCCCATTCGTGATTGGGCACATGTAGAGAATTACGTTACGCCCACGATAACGCTCCGGCGCAGCAAGAGACAAACCCAGGATTGTCGTGTTAGCTGCGTTCAAGTTAAGGTCGATAGAGGAAGTCTCCAACTTCTCAGAGTCTTTGACGTTAGCGACTGACACCAAGTTGCCAAAACCCTGCCAGGGGTACCCACCCCACGTCAAATCGTGGTTCCACGTACTAACTCGGATTGGCGTAGACGCAAAGGAACCATCAGCAAAGTCAAGGTACGCGAACAGCACCATCCCAAGGTGCCGCGCCTCCAAGGCTGTTTGCTGGTTTGTCGATACGGAAATTGTCATGGGCGCACGTCCTCAAGCAGGTCAAGGCTCATGCCGTCTACCACGACGGTGCTGTAATCCCAGCCTACCGGACCTTGCACTCGAAAGAGGGCGCGTGGGTACTGCAGGGTAGCAGTACCACCGGTGACTGTGTTTCGCAAAGCCGGGTATATGGTGGGCGTAATGACACCAGAGCCGTTTGCCGTAGCATCCGCAGTCACCATCACAACTTGCGTCGTCGTGCCGCTACCGACACCGATATAGTCGCCAGCCTTGAGCGTAGCAGACGCGTAACTGGCGTTCGTCAGTGTAATCGTGTTAGCCCCTGCGGCTCCGGTTGTGATCGTGTTTGTCCCTACACCTGCATACGTACCACGAGGCGTAGGCCGTCCAATGTTGTACAGACTCAACTGATTGCGCGAACCGTCAAGTTGCATCAGCAGCGCCTGGTACACCCCTGCTGCGCTCTCGTTCTGCATGTCGAAAGTAAGATTCACTTTCCATAGCGGAGCCACGATAGCGACAGACTGCACACCAAACGGGCCGCGCATAGTGACGTCCTGGTCGTACCGCTCCCACCTCATACCTTTGACGTACAAGGTGGGAGTTGCCGGCGTGGGGTTAAACGTGATTACAGCCATCTTAGATTACCCGAGCTTGACGAAGATCGTCTACAAGTTTTGCGTTTCCGGCTGCAACAGCCTTGGACACCAACGCGTAAACCTGCGCCTGATCGGTGCGAGAGTCCACGTTGATCTGCGGTGCGTAGGTCACCGTAGCGCCTCCAAGACGGTTAGCCGGAGTGATTGTACCGGATTGCGCGCCGGTCATCAGGTAGTCCTTACCTGCGACAGAGAGCATCTCCATGCCGACTTCATTAACGCGGTACATGGACTTAGGGTTAACAGGGCCCCCGGAGGCTTTACCGATCAAGCTCCCCCAGAAGTCGCTAGATAGCCCCTCTTCAACGGCGGTGGATGTGTGGCCCACAGCCCCAGAGGGGTTAAAGGAGCTTACGCCATTCAGCATGCTGAACAACTTAAACAGGCCCCCCGGACTTCCGGGTTTTGACCCAAACATGCTTTCCAGTTGGGTCTCAATCAACATCTTGAATGGGCGGCGGATGAGGATGTCCTCAAGGTACTTACGAAGCTTCTTACCACCCTCTGCCCCGCCATCGAAGATGGCTGTAGAAATGGCGTCAGACATGGTGCCCTTGAACTCGTCAGCAAACTTGATGTACTGCTCTTGAATACTGTCTTTACGCGCCTTGTTCTCGCTAAGGTCTGTAAACTTTTTCGCACCTTCCTTCAGCTTCTCCCGCTCTGCTTTGGCTTTGTCGAGCAGTGTGCCGGCGTTAAAGAAGTTGTCTATCGTCTCTGGTGACATATCTCCGGCGTCCATGCGGGCAGACCAGCGATTAAATTCGTCTGACAAAGCCTTAACAGCCCGATCAGCTTGGTTTACCTCACCAGCCCACTGCTTGACAGCGGACGACCTAGCCTTCATGGCAGCAACCTCTTCAGGGCGCATACCAAAAGTTTGAGCGTACGTGGCCTCAGCAGCAGACAGCGCCTTGGTCGCGTCTTCAAGTTTCTTAATGTCCTCCGTGATGCCTGTAACCTGTTTGCTCTGCTCAGTCAAGTAGTCCGCAGAGCTTTTAATCATGCGTGTTTCGATCTCTGCTGCAAGTGTCGCTGCCTCTGCAGCCTGCTTTTGCTGCGCCATCTTTTTAGCATGCAGAAAGCCGCGAACCTCAAGTGCGTGGCTCTTAGTTTCGCTTTCTGTCATTTTGGCAATTTGGTCGTCAGACATGGCGGCCCATGTAGCGACGTTCTTGCCACCAAACTCCTTAATAAGCCGCGCCTCTTCTGATGCAAGCTTGATTACCTGCTGTGCGTGGATAGTAGACAGAAGTTGGGTCTTCTCTTTCTCTGACCGACGAATCTCGTCAAAAGACTGCTCTGCAAATTGGGCAGACTGCAGCAGACCCGCGTCATGCTGGGCCTTCAGCCGAAGCATGCGGTTTCCGTGCTCACGATCCATAACGGCGTTCGCTTTCGCAAACAGGTCGGATGTCTCTTGCATCAGGTTCGTGTAGTCGCGTCCACCACGAAGCGAAGTGTAAGGTTTCGGAATGGGGTTGTCATCCGGGATAGTTATCTTCGGTTTTGCAGCCGCCGCCTCAGCGGCAGACTTTGCCTTCACGCGGTCGCGCACAGCCTGCAGGTTCAACATGCCGGTGACCTCTGTGTCGATAGCTTTCCTAATGGCAGCCTCAGCCAGTACGATCTTAGCCGCCCGATTTTGGAAGTCAGACTGGGACTCTCCAGGATTCTGTGCTTTTGTTTTGAAAAGCAACTCTTGCTCTGCCAACTGTGCGTTAAGCGTTGCCAACCTGGCCCGTGAAGCAACTTCGGCCATACCGACCGCCTTTTCCATCTCAAGGTCTTGCAACGAGATGTTTCGTCTACGGGCCTCTGCCACATCGTCAAGCCTCTTTTCCTCCTCTGTAAGCTTGTCGATCAGGGCCTCTGTTGACTTGCCTGCAAGTTCCTCGTTTTTCTTTCTTGCCTTCTCTGCGGAATAGGTATAGGTCTCCCATGCCAGGTATGCACCACCAATAGCTAGGGCGATACCGGTAAGGATTAACCCTACCGGGGTGCTGATAAAAGCAATAGACGCAGCAGTGAGGCCCGCTTGCGCCCCAGTAGCCAGCACAAGTGCGGCTCGGTACTCAAGCCACGCTGTAACCCCAGCTCCGATGACAAGCTGAAAGCCCTTAAATACTGCGTACCCTGCAGCAAGGCCCATAAGCTCCTTGCCGTAATCCACTACCTTTTCTACCATAGTGGCGATAGACGAAGCCATGCCGCTCACTGCCTCGCGGAACGACTGTGAGTTAAACATTTCGCGCAGTTGTAGGCTGACTGCAACAATCTGAGGTTGGACGTCAGAGAACGCAGCGGTCATTGCAGTTTTGAACGAAGCGGAAATAGCCAGAAGCTGGTTCTGCGTCGTCAGTGACATTTCAGCGGCAGCAAGCACGCTAAACCCTGCAGCGTTTGTAATCTCCGCCTGCATGGACTTAAACGTGTCAAGGTACGTATGCAGCGCTCGCGTAGGAGCAGCGCCGTCAAACTTCTCTTGCATCTGTTTGTTCATCTCATCCGTCTTACGGATGATGTTGTCGATCATCTCTATCGCGCCCTTCTCCCCACGCTCAGAGAAAATCTTACGCAGCACGTCAAACTGCTCTGGCCCTGTCTTTTTCGACAGGCCGCCCAGCAGGCGCGTAAACACGTCTTCCAGAGGCTTCATCTTGCCGCTACTATCGATGATCTCATTCATCGAAATACCAAGCGACTTAAAGGCAGCAATCGCCTTAGGTGTGCGCCCAGACAGGTCGCTGAGCATGTTCCTAAACGCCGTACCAGCCGCCGTGCCTTGCACGTTCACGTTAGACAGCATCGCAAGCACAAGGGCGGTGTCCTGCAGGGAGACCCCGTATTGCGTAAAGGCGACAGAGGCCGTCTTGAACGCCTCGCCCATCGACTCCACGCTGGACTTGCTCGGAGACATAGGCGTACTCCGACGCAGAGTACCGGAATGCCTTAGCTACACCAGTTAGCACATCTGCCGCTTTTTCTACCGTAGTATCACCAGCTACTGCAAAATTGAGCACTGCTCCGATAGCAGAGTATGTCTCACTTGCGCTGAGGCCAGCAAGCGACAGAGTTTTCATCGCCTTGGCAAGCTCTTGTGGGCCGTAGATAGAGCTAGCCCCAAGCTCTAGCACCTTGCCGGTCAACATGCCAATACTCTCGCTAGTCTCGCTAGAGAGAACTCGAATCTTCGTCAGCTCTTGCTCAACGGCCATCCCTTCTGTCACGATCACGCGCAGGCTGTTAGAAACAGCCGCGCCAGCAAAGATGGGCAGCAACTGACCCCAGGTCAACCAAAGCAGGTTCAGGCCAGAAGCCAAGCCTCGGGCAGCCGAGTGCGTGTAACCCATATCAGAGCTGACGTTTCGCAGACCCTGCCCAAAGGCCGTGATCCTCCCAAGCAGCGACGTGGACGGCTTCACCTGTTCAAAGGAATCGGCAACAGCCTTTGCCTGCTTTGCGTTATAGGCAGTAAACTCTCCCCCGATTGTGCTAGCAGGAATTTTTGCTTTCCACGCCTTCGCACGAAGGTCGAGAGCCGCCTGTATTTCAGCAGCATGAGCAAGCATGTCTGCCTTAATAGCCGACATGTCTTTTGCAGAAGGCAGCTTCAGCAGAGCCCGAGTGTCGTCAAGTGACATCGGCGTAGCTGATTTCGCACGCAACGCCGCACGTTCTTGAACCTTTGCCCACACGTCTTTAGCGTCGTAAGGGGAGAAGTCTCCAGCAAGGTCTGAGG